ATAATATATAGATAATACTGATGTATATAGTGTTGCCTATTATTCGCGTATGTAGCGCGCGTACATTATTATATAAGCGAGATGAATAATATTGACAAACCTGTTACAAGTGTTGAAAATAAGGTTACAGACGTTAAAGATATTAGTAGTAAAGAACTTGCTACTAAAATTGGTTATAGAAGTGGTACTCGAAAGAATAAGTCTGGTCTTAACATTGGTAACGCAAAGAATTGAGTTTAAGTAATTATAGTGTTTAATTTAAAAAGTAACGATTATGTTAACGATTAAAAGTGAAAAAGCTAAGAAAGTTTTAAAGTTGCCTACTGAGTTTAACGAGGTAACAAAAGAAGTGCTTGATTTAATGACTGCTAATATTAAATTAGCTCCTAATTATTGTATTATTGCTATGCTTAGTAAAGCTCGTCTTGATGCAATTGGTATTGCTAATAATAATAGAACTGAAAATAATATTTCTGTTGTTCCTATATTAGCTAAGTTCCATGAAGATGATAAAGATTATTTTAATAAGAACGGATGGAATCTTAACGATAGAGTAATGATAGCTAAGACAGATATTGAAATGTCTCTTCATCTCGATATTCCTAATAATCCTTGGTCTTTGAGTTATGCTGGAAATTTCTGTAGAAATGATGAAGACCTTTTAAAGAGTATTCTTGATTATAGAATTTATAAACTTCCAGTTAATAATCCTGAGTATAAGATGAATGGAGGATTTAAATCTGTTGTAGTTAAACCTAATGTTTTTGTTAACTTTAAAATAGTTCCTATCAATAATATTCAGGCTACATACGATAGACAAGATTTTGAAGGTACTGAATCAGAGTATTTAACTTCTATTGGAAACGAGGATAAGCCATCGCTTATCATAGAATAAAATAAATATTATGGACGAAGTAAGAAATATAGATGAATTTGAAAATTATGATGCTTATGAAATCATAATTAAAACAAAGTCTGATATTATTGCTACTATACGTCAAAATATTACGGATGGAGAAGTCATGGATGATATTATTAATAGTCTTGAAACTACAGCTGCTAAAAGTATCATCGCTAAGAAATGGACTTCTCTTCCGTTTATTGGTAATGTTCGACCTAATGAAGAAAGAATAAGTGTTCTAAAGAATATGGAACATCTTAAACAAGCAAGTAAGATATTGCCTAAAAGTCAATATTTAATGTTTAAAAAAGAATTAGGTAAAGAAGAACGTAAACGTATAGCTGCTCAGAGAACTAAAAGATGGCTTATGCAGAGAGCTGCTGCAAAGTATAGAAAACAATTTGAAGAATTGTCTAAAAAGAATGGAGAAAACTATGCTTCTCTATGGTGTTATTTTAGATTTTTACTTCATAGTTTTTATGATATAAACGATAATCCTTACGAAGATGTTGGAAGCTCCGAAACTGACGATTGAGAAGTTAATAACGATAGATAAGTCAGGTATGCCTAAAGCTCCTTCTCTTAGACAACTTATTGACAAAGATGTTAGAGAGTTGTATATTAGAGATAGGACTGATACTAAAGAAATGTACGTTAAAGAATGTATAGTTATTTATTATCTTGGCGATCCTAAATCTCCTGCTAAACAAAAAGGTCTTAGTTATAACGAATGTCTTAAAGAAGCTATTAAACAAGCAGATCTTCCAAAGAATTATTCACCAGATATTTTAGTAGTTCGTTTAATTAAACGTTATTATGAAGAATGTATTGGAGTTGCAGGTATGGCAGTAGAAGTTCTTCTACAAACTATACATAATATTACTCTTGCTACAAGTAAACTTAATGAATTGCTTAACGAAAAATTAAGCGGTGCTATTGAACTTGAAGAAGTTAATACTATTATTAGTCTTATGGCAAGTCTTAATAAACAAAGTACCGAAATACCTGAAATAACTAAGAAACTTAAAATAGCTCAAGAAAATCTTAGAAATGAAACTGAAACTGTTATAGGTCGTGGCGGAATAACTGTTAGAGCAAGTATGTCTGCTGACGATGATGACGATTAAACTCTAATAGATATGGATAAAAGATATGAAACAATAAAATTATTCTTTGAAGAAGAAGCACATAAATATACTGATACTCTCGGTAATAATTATACTTCTTGTACAACTCTTCTTCATGGATATGCTCCTGAGTTCGATAAAGCTTATTGGCTTAGAAAGAAAGCTAAAGAAACTGGACTTAGTGAAGCAGATATCGCAAAGAATTGGAAAGATATTACAGATGAATCTTGTGCGAGAGGTACAAAGACACATAATTATTTAGAAGATGGAGTTAAAGAAGTAAGTAAATTTAAAAAGGCTGTACAATATCTTACTGATATTAAATCTGGAAGAATGGTTACTGTTGCTGATATTCCATATCTAAATGTTAAACCTCTTGATATTCCTAAATTCATACAAGCAACAAATAATAAATATCCTGAAATTTATAATGTTTTTAAATATTATACAGATAATGGATATACTATTTATTCTGAGATTGGAGTCTATCTTATAGATTATCTTATAAGCGGTACTATTGATATACTTTGTATAAGAGAAGATCAATTTGTTATATTAGATTGGAAAACAAATAAAGATGGACTTAAATTTGAATCAGGTTATTATCGTAGAGATAAATCACAAAAACCTTGGCAACTTACTAATGATTGGGTAAGTAAAAAAGAAACTCTTAAAGCACCAGTTTCACATTTGCCTAATTGTAATGGTAGTATATATTCTCTTCAATTATCTATGTATGCTACTATGGTTAATCTTGTTACTGGTCTACCTTGTGCTGGTTTAGGTCTTTGTCATATTGGTACTCCATTCATTAAAAATGAATATGGTATGCCTAAAAGAAATATTAAAGGAATGTACATCATTGATGAAAAAGGAAGTGAAACAGTTAAGTGGTATCCTATTAAATTTTATCATAATGAATGTATGCAAATTCTTAATGATCATAAATTGAATATTGGAGCTGCTAATATTAATAAACAATTTAAACTTGCAATGTAATGGAAATGACTCTTTTTGAAAAGATTTTAAAGTGTGACTTTGAAGCACTTGCAAAACATAAAGGTTATAGTTATTTTACTAAAGGAGATTATAACATTAATCTTATAGGTGTTCGCAGTAAAGAATCTGTTATTCAACAGAATAAATTTGATGATGCTATTGTACTTGATTATAGTATAGGTCCAATACATTATCGTAATGTATATAAAGCAACTACTGACCCAGGTATTACTTATTTGAAAAAGCCTTTGATTATTTCAGGTTGTGCTATTGTAGTTCCAGGACAATATAAAGGAGTATTCAAACTTGGCAAACATAAAGGTAAATATGAAGCTCTTGTTCAGAATAAACCTATTAAAGTTTATAGAGACAATAATAGAGATAATGTTCTCGACTTTGATAAAAGTAAAATAGAAGAAGGAATGTTTGGTATTAATATGCACAAAGCTGGTACTAATTCTGAATTTATTAATAATTGGTCTGCTGGATGTCAAGTATTTAAAGTTAGTGAAGATTATCTTAAAGCTATGGCTGTTATTAAAAAAAGTATTCGTATATATGGAAATTCAATGACCTATACATTATACGATGAAAAAGATTTAGATAATTTTATAACTAAATAAACTATGAAAGATTTTATAAAAGGATTTATGACTGCGCTATTAATTGTAAGCGCAGTTATTTTATATCTTTGTTTTAAAGGCGGAAAGAATAATTCTTCAGATAGAACAGTAGATACTGTATTTGTAGATAGAATTGAATATGAAACTATTACAGATACTATAAAAGAAACTGAGATTAAAATTAAATATATCGAAAATGAAAAAGATAATAAACTTGAATATATTGACACTATTAGTAATGATAGTGTTGTTGTGTTATTCAGAAAACTTATACAGTCAGAGCAAAGGTGATAATGCTGAGACTTCTCCTACGGGGGAGTTTATGCGATCTGATTCTGTTTTTATTGGTATAGATGAACTTCGATTAGCTAACATTAAACTTATAAAAGCTGATTATGATGCTATGCTTAAAGATAACTTTAAGAAGATAGTAGAAGCTCAGAAATCTAAGATTGATATTCTTGAATCTAATTTTGATAGACAAAAGAAAATTAATGCAAACTTAGTTAATGAAGTTACTAAAGCAGAGTCTAAAGCAAATAAATATAGAAAACAACGTAATATAGCTGCTGGTAGTTCTTGTGGGCTACTGGCTATTATTGTAATAATACTATCGTTATGAATGATAAATATCCATTTCTCGAATATATTAACGAAGATAAAAGTCTTTATATTCATGCAAAGGATAAAGGGTTTATAGATGATGATGATGATTTTCTTATTGGAGATAGTGGTGGTTTTCTACTTAATATAATTCCTGGAGCTAAATTTGTAAATACACATCTGCTAACAGAAATGGCAGATTTTTATAGAGAGAATCATTGTTATACTACATTTAGTGTCGGATCTATTCCTTATGAACAACTTCGTAAAAGAGAAACTTATAGACGTAAATATGGTTTTACTGCTCCTTGTTTAAAGATGCCTGATGGTACTATTAGAGATATTCGTATAACAGGAGCACATTATAATTTTCTTAATTATACAAGAATAGAACAGCTTAAAGAAAGTAGTATTAAAACTGGTGCTAAGAATAAAGCTGAAAAGTGGTATGACTTCTCTAAATTTATAGATGCTCAGTATTGGACTTTTAAAGTAATAGAATTTGTAGAGAACAATGCTTTAAATCTAATAATAGATAAGACTCGTCGTGGTGGTTTTTCATATATTATGGCATCACATACATCTAATCTTCTTAATACTCGTTCGCATAAGATTGCAATACATGTTGCTAAACTTAGTAATTATCTTACTGACCCAGGTGGTTTAACTGATTTTTCTATTAAGAATTTTAACTTCTATGAAACAGAAACTCCATTTGTTAGAGGTATTCTTTCTAAAGTAGATGACGCATTTAAACTTGGATATAAGAATAAGAATGGTATGGAAGCTCAAGATAGTTGGTCTTCTTCATTAATTAGTGTATCTGCTAATAGTAATGCTAACTGCGCTATCGGTAAAGATGCTGTAATAGTTAAAGTAGAAGAAGTTTCAACTATGAATAACTTTGATGAATTTATGAATGTTACTGCTCCTGCTATGCGAACTGGCGCTTATGTTACTGGTATATTGTTTTGTTGGGGAACTGCTACTGATGGAGATATGCAGACTTTTGAACAGAACTTTTATAATCCTAAAGCATTTAACTTTATGGCATTTGAGAATGTTTGGGATAAAGATTCTCGTAATGAAGTTTGTGGTTATTTTAAACCATATTGTTGGGGTCTACAAGGAGAAATCAATGGTGTTAAAGCTATGGACGAAGATGGCAATTCTAATATTCTTCTTGGTCTTGAAATTGCAAGACGTGAACGAGAAGAGTTTAAAGAAAATGCTAAAACATATGGAGATTATATAAATTATCTTGGTCAGTATGCTAATATGCCAACTGAATCTTTTAGTTCTACTACTGAGAATATGTTTAATAGTCCTGAACTTGATGCTTGGGAAGAACGTCTTAGAACTGATAATGCGTTTCAATTTTATGTAGACGGTCAGCTTATAGAAAACGGTGGTAAAGTAGAATTTAAATCTAATGAACGTTTAATAGCCGAAGGACATAAATTTAATAGAGATGTATTTGAATGGATTAAAGGTGTTCCTCGAAAGAGTTCTGAGCAACCTGATGGATGCATCAGAAGATGGTTTGCTCCACAAAAAGTTAAATATATAGGAAAAGATGGCAGAGAACATTTCGATATACCGCAGGGTTTATATTCTATTAGTTATGACCCTGTTGGTATTAATAAAGATAAGAAAGAATTAACTCTACGACATTCTCACAATAGTATTAAAGTATGGATGAATCCACATGCTTGTAATGGCTATAAACCTAAACTTGTAGCAGCTTATTATGGCCGTAAAGATACTCTTGAAGAAGCTGATAGAATATGTTATCATCTTGCAATTTATTATAATTGTATTGGAACTACTTGGGTAGAGGTCAATAGAGGTGAAACTGTTAGTAACTTTGTTAAATGGAAAGCTACTTGTTATCTAAAGTCTGATGATATTAATATCTGGAATACTTCGAGTAAAGATAAAAGCGGAACTGGATATGGAGTTATAATATCAGAAGGTAAAGCTAAACTTGAAGCTCTTCGATTATTTAAAGAAATGCTTTATACAGTTATTGGTAAAACAGAAGATGGACGAGATCTTAAAGTATATCATACAATATATGATTATCAAAGTATATTGGAGATAAAGAAATGGTCTATGATAGGTAACTTCGATAGAGTATCTGAAATGCTTGTTAGAGCTATTGAATGGGCTGATATGAACCGTAAAGCTAATATAGAATTAAATCATCGTAAAAAGATTACTACTACTGTGGATGGTACTCCTATAATGCGTAGAAATTGGTTTTAAATAAATAATTAACTTAATAATGAAAATATGAAACTTACATCACTTTATTTTCCTCCTCAGAGAGTTAGTGATGCTGAGAAAGCTAAGCCTTCTTGGTATGAATCCTGTATTGATTATGTAATCAGTATGGGAATTGCTTGTAATGATAAAAATCGTATAGATGAACGATTAAATATTCTTAGAGGTAATATACCTGATGAATATTATAAAAAAGTTCTTAATCCTTATAATTCAAATAATGAACGTTATACAAGATTTCCTGCTACTATGCGTAATCTTGATATAATGAATGATATAGTTAGACGTTATGTTTCAGAATATATTAAAGCTGTACATGAATTTGTTGTTGTTGCTAATAATCCTGATATTGTGCTTAGTAAAAATACTAAGCTTCGCGAAGCAATATCTTTACTCGCTCAGCAAACCTTTGCTGCACAATTTCAAGCTAAGTATCAAGAACAACTTAATCAAGGTATTCCTGAGGAACAAATAAATCCTCAAGAACTTATGCCTAATATTGATGAATTTATAAAAGACTTTGAAGAGAATTATATAGATGATATTAGTGCACAAGGTCAAGCTCTTCTTGATGTAATAGATACAGTTTCTGAATCTGATGTTATATATCCTGCTGCTTATTTTAATTTTGTAGTTCATGGAGAATGTTATTCATATCGTGATGTTAGAGATAATAAATTTATCAAAGAAATTGTTCCAGTAGATGAAGCATTTCCTATTCCAACATCTAAGCAATTTAGAGAAGATGATGATATGTTTGCTCGTAAAATGCTTCTTACTTATCAACAAATAGTTGATACTTATGATGAATTTTTGAGTGATAAAGATAGAGAATTTCTTAGACGTTATTATGGAGAACAGCAAAATACTGCTAATAGCGCTCCTCAATTATTGTATTCTCAATATTTTGAATCATATCCTCAGTCATGCGAGAAACTAACTCCTGCTGAACGAGATGCTCTTAAAAGAAATCCTATTAGAATACATGATGTGAATAATGATCTTATAGAAGTGTGGCATGTTGTTTGGGCAGGAGAAAAAGAAGTTATTACTCTTACTTATCAGAACGCAGCAGGATTTATTGATGAAATGATAATAGAAGATGATAACTTTAAGTTTAGTCCTGAACTTGGTCATATTAAAATGAACAAACATTATGTTCGTCAAGTATATGAAGGAGTTCGTATTGGATTAAGATACGGAGGTATTTATCCTATTAAGGCGAGAGCTGTTGCTTTTAATCGTGATGGCAAACTTCCTTATAATGGTATATCTGAAATTCTTCCTACTATGGGAAAATTTAGTATTGTAGATACTGTACTACCTTTTCAAATTCTTAGAAATATTATTAGTTATCATAGAGAAATGGTAATGGCTAAGAATAAGATGCTTATATTGATTATTGCAGAATCTCTATTAGGTAGTGGCGGAGATGATACAGAAGATAAGATTTATAAAATGGCAGCAGATGGCGTTCTTCCTTATGATGATAGTGTAGATAGTAATGGAACTAAAGCTAATAATATTAGACTTCTTAATGCTAATCTTACTGGTTATATTCAGGAACTTACTAATCTTATGGACACTATTAAATATGAAGCTCGTGAAATAGTTGATATGACTCCTCAGCGATATGGAGAAATTGCTCAATCTGCTCAGAAAGGTACTACACAAGAAGCTATTGTTAGAGGTAGTATGGGTTCAGTTGTTCTTGTATATATGTTCGATAAGTTTAGAGAACGTGATTACGCATCAGATATGGATCATACTAAACTTGCTTGGATAGATGGTCTTAATACAACTTATAGAGATTCAGATAATAAAGTTAGGTATTTATCACTCGATGTAAATGCTCACACTTATGCCGATTATTGTATTAGAGCGAAGAATAACGCTAAAGAAACAGATAAACTTGCTGAAGCTAAAAATTGGGCGTTTAGTGCTGCTCAAAATGGAGATATTGAAATGGCATTTGCGGCAATTAATAGTGACAATATGGCTACTATGAAAAAAGCAATTAGCCGTTTTACTGAACTTAAACAAAAGCATGAAGATGATCTTCAACAAGCTCAACAAATTCTTGAACAATCTAAGATTGAAAATAAACTTAAAGAAATTGCAGCTAAAGGTGAAGAAGATAGAAAGACGCTTGAACTTGAAAAAGCTCTTGAAATTAATTCAAAATATGTTGATGTTAATCTTGCTCTTATTAATTCAGATAAGAGTTCAGATGCAGAAGTTAATGCAGCTAAACGAGATTTAGAATCAACTAAAGCAAGACTTGAAGCTGATAGAAATAATATAGAGCGTTTTAAAGTTACTGCTGATACATTTAGTAAAGCTGCTGATAGAAATCTTAAACGAGAACAAATGGCTAATGATTATAAGATAGCTAAAGCAAATAAAAATAAGTACGATAAATAAAGAAACAATCTTCATCGCAAGTCGAGTTGTGTTAGAGGTGCTAATATTAATACTAATGGTATTATTTATTAGTACCTCTTTTTACTGTCTATTGTAAGCTCTTCTAAGCTATTATCTCGAATCAGCCTTAATAAGTTATTGCTTATTAAATTATCGTTCAACTGTGAAGCTCTGTGAGCTTGTGAGAGCCTATTTCAGCCCTAACTAACATCCTACTCTCAAATAGTCGAAATATGACTGATACTAATTATTCAAACAGTATAATTTATAATGTAGTAACTAAAGCTAATACTGATAATAGTATTTGTATTGAAGTAATAGATTATATATATTTGCCTGATATAATAATCAAAAAGATTAAAGATATGGATGGAAACGTAATTAATAACGATGACATTGTTCTTGATTTAGGAGCTGGTGCAACACCTATTACTGGTGAAGCTGCTGAACAAGTTAGCAATATTGCTAATCAAGAAAATGTAACTTCACTTGATGGAAGTAAAGAAGTTACAGATCTTGGAGACAATAAAGCTGCTAATACAGAACAGACAAATGTCAATGCTGAGAACTCTCCTACGGGGGATGGGACAGAAGCAACAGAACAAACTACTACTTTAGAAGAAGGTACTGAACTTGAATTTGAAGGAGCAGTTTATAAAGTAGACGCTAAAGGTAATCTTGTCGGAGCAGATAATAAAATATTTAAAGCTGCTGGTACTGAACTTAATGATTTTCTTAAACAATTTGATTTAGGTGAAGATGACAATGAAAATGATGCAGCTACTGGTTCTGTAACTATCGACGCTATTCAAGCTACTTTAGGTGTTGAACTTACTGATGAAAAAGGTAATCCAGTTACATTTGAGAATACTCCAGAAGGAATTGCTGCTTATGTAAATGCGGTTATTGAACAAAAGAATAATGAAGTTCGTGAAGCTGCTATTAATAGTCTTTATGAAGAAGCTCCAGTAGTTAGAGATTTTCTTAACTATATTCGTCTTAATAATGGTGATTATACTGGATTTGGACAAATTCCTGATAGACGTGGTATAGTTCTCGATAAAGATAATGTTACTCAACATGAACAAGTTATTCGAGAATCTTTTAAAGAGTTTAATAAGCCAGGAGTTGAAAGTTATCTGAAATATCTTAAAGACTCTGGTACTACTTATGAAGTAGCTGCTGAGGAACTTAAAGCTTTACAAGCTAAAGATACAGCAGGTGAACAAGAGCGTCAAGCTCAATTAGCCGCTAAAGAACAAAAAGAAATAGAAGAAGCTCAAGAATATTGGAACGGAGTTAAATCTATTATTGATAATAGAACTATTGCAGGATATAAAATTCCTGATACTATTATGATCAATAAAGATGGTAAATCATTTACTAAAACTCCTAATGATTTCTTCGATTATATTAGTAAAGTTGACAAGGACGGATATACTGCTTATGATAGAGATTGTGAAAAAGTATCTCCTATTGAAAGTCAAGAAGACGAAATACTAAGAGCTTATTTAAGATTTACAGGTGGTTCATATAGTAATCTTGTAGATATGGCGATTAATGCTAAAGAAGTAAAAAGACTAACACTTCGTAATCGTAGCACAACTTCTAAACCAAAGATTCGTTTAACACCTAAGTCAAGTGGTAAAGTAAATAATGATGAAATTCTACTTGATTATTAACTAACTAATTATTAATTAAATTATTTGTGCTATGCAAGCATTAAGACAAGTTTCAACTGGTAAATTTGAAGATAGAGGCTATTCTAATGAAGCTTCTCTCGCACATCTTATGTTGCAACGTCCAGCAGAAATGAACAGTGTTCTTACTTATACTTATGGTATGGACGATGATCGTTTTCCGCTAACGTTTATGACAGAAGGTCAAGGCAGTATTGGTATTAAAGATATTGAGACTGTTCAATGGACTTGGAAAACTATGGGACGTATGAAGTTTGACGATTATGTTACTTACTTTAATACAGCTAATACTACTCCGGGTAAAGGCGGTGCTCCTATTGAAGTTCATTTCGCTACGCATTGGATTATTGAACAATATGGTTTGACTGCTCCTGATGGTCGTACTAAGGTTCGTGTTATGAAAGATTGTGGTGCAAGTCAATATGGATATAAATATATCTTGCAGATTAAATCTCCTAATCCTAATGCTTATGTAGATCCTGCTAACTTTGCTAAAGGTAAGTATTGGTCAATGACTGCTCCTACTATTTCTGAAAGTTTCTCTAAAGGTAATCGTAGTAATACTATGGGACCTGGTAAGATGACTTCTCAGCTTGGTTTCCACAGATTTAGTAAAGTTATTGCTGGTAATATTTCTAATTCAATTGTAGAATACGAGTTTAAAACTAAGACTGGCACTACTAATCGTTGGATTAATGAAGAAATGCGTCAGTTTGATATTAACATGCGTATTATGCTTGAAGAACATCTTTGGGAAGCAACGTATAATCGTAATGAAGCTGGCGAAATTATCATGAAAGATTATGATAATGGTGAACCTATTCCTGAAACAGCTGGTATGTTTGAGATTTGTCGTGAGTCTAATTATGATACTTACGGTGAATATCTTACTTTGAATAAACTTGAACGTACTATCGGTGATGTATTTAGCAAAGATACTGATAAAGGTACTATGGATATAGTTCTTTATTGCGGTAAGGGTGCTATTATGGACTTCGATGAAGCTATCAAGAATGACGCTAAGAGTGAAGGTTTCGTTACTCCTCTTGGAGATAAGATGATTTCAGAAGAAGGTGATGGTCTTGTTTATGGTAAATACTTCCGTAAATATAAAACTCCAGATGGCCATATCGTTACTGTTAAACATCTTCCTATGCTTGAGACTGGTACTCGTGCAGAAGCTATGAAGAAGAATGGTATGATTCATCCTCGTACTGGTTTGCCTCTTACTTCGCATACTATCTGCTGTGTTGACTCTTCTATTTATGGGGGTGAGCGTAACGTTCGTCTTGTAAGACAGAAAGGTCAAGAATATAAGATTGGTATTCTTAAAGGTCTTACTGATATTCCAGCATCTTGGGGTTCTGTTCCTAATAACACTATTTCAACTGAAATTGATATGTCTCAATATGAAGTTAAACAGTCTAAAGGTTTGCAGGTTAACAATGCTACGAAGATGTTCTTAATGGAATGTGTACTCTAATAATTAACTAAAATACTTTTATAATGGCAGATTATAATTTTAATGCTAATAATTTAGCAAATAACGTAAAGCCTACTGATAAATCACCCGTAGAAGAAAAAGCTGCAACTCAGTCAGCTTCTCTTACTGAGGGTAAGCTTTCAGCTTTTGAAGAAAAAGAAAGAGAACTTGATAAACCTTATGTTGATAAGAGAACAATTACTATTCGTAAAGTTGGTAATTATTCTCTTTATCGTAGAGTTAATGATAAAGTTCTCAAAGAACGTAGAGACTTCATTGGTAGTTCTATTACTTCTTCTCGTATGCTTGCTGCTAATGAAGAAGAAGTTAATAAATACTTTCCTAATATTCTTGGAATTAGTCCTTCAAATCAAGAGTTTATTACTCGTGTAAAGGTTTGGCTAAATAATATTTCTGTTCCTGTAGATATGAATGGTCGAACTATTAATTGTTCTTTTAGATATAATCATTATCGTGATTATCTCGCTATTAAAGAAGAAGAAGATAAGATCGAGGAAGAATTCAATAAGATAGAGAGAAACAATTTAGAGAGTATTAAAAAAGGAGTAGCTCTACGTATTGAGAAACTTAATCAACTTGAAAGTACAAAATGTAGATATGGTGTTCCTGAGAACGTTGAAGAATATCTTATTTATAGACATTGTTTGCTATATAAAGATGTTTGTAAAGACTTGTCTCTTATTAACTCTGATTCATCATTTAGATTTTATATTGAAGATGTTGATCGTGAAAGAGCTAAGAAAGAAAAAGTTCATGCTGAACGTAAGATCGCTAAGAGTAATTATTTAGCTGTTTGCGGAGATGATGCTCTATTTGATGCTATGTTTGTTCAGTATTGTGTTCTTGAAGGAAAAGTTCTGATGGTAGCGCAACTTGAAGATAGATTCTCAAAAGAAGATATGTTGGAGAAGTTCTCGTCAGAAGAGCCTGCTAAGTTTAACAAGTTATATAAGGATAAGAACTTGAAGCTAAAATCATTTATTGAAAATGCTATTGCTAAAGGTGAACTTATTCGTAGCGAACTGAATCAAAATATAACAAGTGCTGATGGTGATTTTATCGGAGCTAATATGAATGATGCAGTTAGTTATTTCTTAAATCCTCAAAATGCTAATTATAAAGAAGCGTTAGAAAAGAAGTTGAAACTCTAATAATTATTATAGATAATGAAGATTCCTGAAATGCATGTGGTGTTTAGACAGTTTGCTCAACAGATGGGGATGCAAAGAGTCAGAGCTATTCTTCCTGAACAGATAGATATAGTTCTAAATACTGCTATTGTAGATATTGCGAATCAAATTGTTCGTGATAATGTAGGAATATCTAATGATAGAGTTGTAACTGATAATGCAAAAATTAGTCAGATAAATGCTCTGCGTACATTATATAAGGTTAAAGAACTTGATCTCCTTGGTGGGGATTCAAGTTCTTTGCCATTTAAATATGATGCAGCTGATTATTTTAATGGTAGATATAGTAGTAATGATGCTTATAGTTTTCCCGAAGCAATGCTTTATGCAGATTTTGCTTTAAATTATTGTAAAGCAACTACTGGTTGGAAAGGAACTACCTCTCCGGTTAGAGATAGTTCTACTCCTTTTACTACTAATTATTATCCTGTCAGATTAATTGATGATGGTTATCTTGCAGATACGCTTAATGATTTTGTTCTAAAGAATAGACTTAGAAGTCCAATAGCTGTTATGTATTCTAAAGATGGTAATAAACATTTTGGAATGGATATGTATATTGATGCTTTTGATAAAACTTCTGGTCTATTAGCTAATTCATTAGCTCCTTATAAGTTTAGAATGAGTTATGTAGCATATCCTGCTAAAGTTAAATATTCAGAGGATATTGCTGGTGAAAACGTCGATTGTGATTTGCCTGAATATCTACATAGTGAGATCGTAAAACGTGCAGTAGATATTTATCGTGTTAGTCTTAATAATTCTTTATATTCTGCTCAACAGAGAGCTGATGCTCAAAATGCTGAAGATTATAGGAATGAAGGTCAATAATATTTAAAATGTTTATACAATGAGAAATGTACTTCTTGCTGGTAGTGTAGATTATCCCAGTACTGCTGCTGATTATCTTGCAGTTCCTGATGGTGCTATCGCTATTTTTAATAAAGGAGCTTTGTTGGCAACTCCTACTGGTACTGGTGATCCAGTTTTAGACCAACCTATTCAATTAGTTCTTGGACGTTCTGTAGATAAAGGCGGACCTGTTTCTATTGAAGTTGACGTCCATACTCTTGATATAGTTAAAGGCGAATATGTTGCTGCTACTACTTTTAAGAGTTCTGTAACAATTCCTTCTCCGGTAGTTGATAAAGATTATACTATCGTCATTATGAAGAAAGGTATTCAGTTTAATGAACGCGCTACTTGGACAGTTACTCACAAAGTTAAAAGCGGAGATACTGCCAATACTATTGCAGCTGCCCTTACTAAGAGTATTAACTTTAATACAGTAGGTCATGGTTGTACAGCCGCTGTTTCTGCTGCAAAAATAACTATTACTGCTGAAAAAGCTGGTGTAGATTATGTTGTTGTTCCGTCAGATGATTTGACTGGTGTAGCTGTTGCAGATTATGAAGCTGGAATTGCAGGTTACGGAGACGCTAAATATGTTGAACATTTGCTTTCAGAAGGAGCTTCTGATAAAGGATTTGAATATACTTATCGTGACGGTGATACAATTTATCATAACTATCCTGAAAAAGTAAGTGGTAATTCATTTACTATTTATACTCTTACATTCGGCACTACTCGTGCAGGTGCAAAAGTTAGAGATGAACGAGTTAAACAAATTGTTCAGTTATGTATTCCTACTGGCGCTGCTCAAATTGCTAAGCTCGATAAAATTTTCGCTTTACAGAGAAAGTAATATAGTATTGAAATAGAAGAGAGTGCTAATGTTGTTTATAATGACGTTAGCACTCTTTTTGCTTTAAATGAACTTGATAGTGAACGATTTAAGTCCTTTCTATAAGTTAATCGAGAGCGGTAACTTATGGGCAATTCTTATTTGTGCATGTGTTTTTATAGTATATCATTTAATAGTTAAAACCTATGATACAATAAAGGCTAAAGAAAAGAATAAGCCAATCATAGAAATGGGAAATTCAATACGTGAAATGAATACTAATCTTGTTAATCTTAATATTATTGTAAGTAAATCTATTCAAGATTCTTCTAAGAAAGATGTAGAAAGATGTAAGAATACTATTAAACTTGCATTTACATCATTTGAATCTAAAATATTTAATGCGTGTAGAGATATTATTATTAACAATAATATTGAAGCAAATAAAGAACTTATTATTTCTAACATTCATCAAATTATTAATTCTGAGTATTATAACATATTATCTTGTTTATCTCTTTATGAATTTAATAATAAGAATGTTAGTAGTAAACTAAAAGAAAGATGGATTGAAGATATTGGTAAAGATGTTGTTTCAATTATCTATAATAATCAAGGAGCAAAAGAACGTATAAGTAGTATTAAGAATAGACTTAATGCTAAGATTTCTGATTACTCCGTTTATGTTTATAATAAAACTTTTAACGATTAAATTAGTATGAATGTTTCTGATATTGAAATATGTAATCTTAATAATAAAGTTATTGAGAAATGCGTTAATAGGTCGGTTATGATAACGAATAATACAGAATTAGGACTTCTGCCTACTGATATTCAACTTATTCAACTTGACTATTTTATCTTCATTAAAGATACTTTGAACGCTATGAAAATCAATAAAGATTCTTATACTGATGAAGAATTTTATCAATTAAAGACTATCTTTGATAAGGCTCAACAATTATCTAAATTACAAACTATTCTAAATATTTCGGCTTAATATGGATGAAAGTACAAGATTACAAATAAAACAAAGACTATTTAAAGCGTTTGCTAAATATGGTCTTAAAGAGATAGAAGATTGTAGAAATAGTTGTGAACATTATAGTAAAACTACATTAATGTTACACAATATGATACAGAGTGTTGATTCAATTAGTAAAACTGATGAATATTTTAATCTTAAATATATTAATTTAGTTTACGATTATGTAGATAAGAGTTTGAATCAAATGGGTGCTTAATTAATTAATCTAATTATTATTAAAATGAAAGTTTTAAGAGGTAATGATGTTATAATTAATTGGACGATTAGAAAACTCCGCGGCAATATTCCTGTCGCGGAGGATTTTACTAATTCTACAGTTAATGTTTTTATAGTTGACAGTTATGGTGCTCGTACAATAGAACACTCCATAACTGGCAATGTCATATCTATACATATAGGCGGAGAGATTCAACGATTAGGTTATTTAGCTCTTGATGCTTATTGGGAACATAATATCACTAAAGTTAACAGTCGAGCTAAAATAAATGATGTTGTTGAATTTGTAGATAATCCAGAAGATGTAGATCTTAATGGTTTACCTGATGATATAGATATTGCTACTACTGCTACAATATCTGATGTATATTATGGTGGAGAATATATAGCTGACTTTTCTAAATATTATACTAAAGTCGAAGTAGATAAACTTATTATTAGAGATTATAATAAGCTAATTAATATTCCATTTGAACTTACAAAAGATGGTCAAAGTTATGAAGCTAAGAAGATGGTTAGTCTTCTCTACGGGGGTGCTATCGGAAACTTCGTAGCTGGTGCATCAGGTGCTTATATAGATACTACAGGTAATGCTGAATTTGAGACTATTAATGTTCGTAAAGGAATTCTTATTAATGGAGAACCTTGGGATCCAGGACAAGGAGAAGCTACTATTGATCAAAAAGCTTTTGATAAGTTAATGGAGAAATGGTTTCTACTTGATGAAAATGGAGATGTTAGAGCTGCTGATAAAGGAGTAGATGATTCAGGAAATCCATTACCTCGAGGATTATATAGTAATTCTTTTGTTAGTGCTGGTGGAATTTCATCTGGTGGCGGAGGCGGAACAGGAGGAGCTTCTACTCTTGGTCAGCTTACTAATGTAGGAGAATGGGCAGACGCTACTACTGATAGAGATATTTTCTTTGTTAAACGTAGTGGGGCTACACATTGGTCTTCTATGAATATTTCAGATATTAAAGTAGATCTTAGTAATTATTATACTAAAAGTGAAGTTAATACTGAAATTAGTGGAGCTGTTACGCCTCTTAGTAAAAGACTTACAGATCATATTAATGATACAGTTATTCACGTTACTGCTGCTGAAAAAGCTTTATGGAATAAAGTTGCAGGTTGGTTTGCAGAAGATACTGTGAATAAAGCTATTTATGTAACTCACGCTGCTGACGATAGTCCAAGAGGATTTTATACTGATGGTTATGTTACTGCTGGTGGAATTGGAACAAGCGGTGGCGGAAGTGGAGGAATGGATGAAGATCTTTTATGGAGTATTTTAGGAGATGGAGTTAATCCTGATAAGCAGATAGCTATGTCGCATTTAACAGTTGCTTTAGCTGCTTATGTTACTACTACTCAAATGAATACTGCTATTAACAATAAAGTTAAAGATTATATTCCTCTTAGTCAGAAAGGAGTTGCTAATGGTGTAGTTCCTTTAGATGGTAATGCTTTAATATCTTCTTTATACTTACCAAGTTATGTTGACGATGTATTAGAATTTGATAGTATTAGTGCATTTCCGGCTACTGGAGAAAGAGGAAAAATATATGTAGCTCTTGATAGTAATCTTACTTATCGTTGGACTGGAAGTCAATATATTGAAATTAGTAAATCTTTAGCATTAGGAGAAACCTCTGAAACTGCATATCCAGGAAATAAAGGTAAAGAAAATAGAGATAGTATAGATGCTTTAAAACGAGCAACGTTTTGGGGAGCGCATTATCAATCTGACGGTAACGTATATGGCGAATTTAACGGTACTATTATTAGACTTACTACTAATTTATTTACTCCTAAAATTAAAATTGGAGATATATATATAGAATATGATAGTACTAATAATGGACTTAAAGTAGTTAAGTATGGTTCAGATGGTTTAGAACAAGCTGCTGGTTTATACACTACTGGTTATTTAACAGCAGGTGGTATAGGTACTGGCGGAGGAGCTGCTATAACTCTTGATGAATTATATGATGTTACTATTACTAATCCTCGAGATAAACAAGCTCTTGTTTATGACGCTGCATCTCAGAAATGGATAAATGGGGCAAGTGTTGGAGGAGGTAATATATCTCTTAATGGAACTGTTTATGAAGCTGTAAATGGACTTATTACTTTACCTAATTTATATGAAAAAGTTGCAGGAGGTACTGCTTCTCAGTTCCTTAAAGCAGATGGTTCAGTAGATAGTAATCTTTATGCTTTAGCTTATAACGGTAATCAAAATAAAGTACTTCAATCTAATAGTAGTAATTCTCTTGTTGTAATAGATAGAAGAAATACTACAATGCTTCCTACGACTTTTGAAGATAATACTATTAGTACATTCTTTAATCTACAATCTACTCCTACAAGTAATTGGTGGAGTGGAATAGCTGTAAAAGGATGGTCAGGAGAATATGGAGTATGGATGTTAGCTGGTCCTGCGGCAGGGGATAATGCAGGCAATAGGCTTTATTATAGAGATGGTAATCATAGTAATTGGGCAACAGACTGGAAAGGACTTGCATTTCTTGAAGATATTAGTAATGTAGCAGATGTTTATTTTAATGGTCAAAACATTTATTCTGACTATGGACATTGGGTAGTAGGTTTAGTAAGAATTGGGACTGCCGGTATTGGTGACAAATATATCAGTGGTGAAATGATTTATAGAAGGTCTAATGGTATTTATTCAAGCGGATCTGTTAGATTTAATCTTATAAAAAAATATAATAGTACAAATGTATTTGCAGGAGTATTCTATAATGGTTATGGAGTTGACCCTGACCAAGATGCTCCAAGATTATGTACTTTTACATATCAAGGTGTTAAATGGGGAGGTCTTTGTTGGAGGTCTGCTGCATCACTTAATTCTATCAAAACTATTATATATGATAATAGTTCTACAGATACTCCTTTCTATGTATTATATGCAAGAAGTAGTGGTTCTGATGTAATTAATTCTGAAATTAATAGTTCTATTTCTGTATTGAGTTCTGATATAGATGTTCAACCAGTAAGTACAAATGGTAGAATATATACATCTGCTGATAGACTTGAGATTAATAATATAACTAATGGGTGGTCTTATATAAGACATAGAACAAATGGAAGATACGTAGATACTGGACTCAGTGGAACTACAGGAGGTCTTTGTGGATTAGTAGGTAACTATGAAATTAGACCAACTGGAAGTAATAATGAAGGCATATTTGTTAGATATAGTCAGTCAGATTATGGTAAACTTGGAGTTGTAAACAGAAGTGGACAACAAGCTTCTATTGGCTATTTTAATAATAATACTGCTGTTGGAGCTGATAAACCTTTATGGACTGTTGGAGCTGGACTTAGAAATGCTTATAGTTTTGATTGGTGGTTTGGAACTAATGGACTTAGAATGACTCTTGATTCAGATGGAAAACTATTTGTTCAGAGTAATGGAAATGCTCCTTCTTATAGTTTAACTATTGGAGATAGCGATACTGGTTTAAATTGGCAATCAGATGGGATTATAGATTTTATGTCTAATTCTAAGCAAGTAGGTTATTATGGTTATTCTGACGGAAGATTCTATAATACTTATTTTAGAAATCCTACAGGTAATGGTTATGCTGCTACTGGGATGATGATTAATGGTAATGGAAGTAATCTTTATCCTGGTCTTGGATTTCATCAACCAGGAGTTACAGCAGCAGTATTATATTATACTAATTCAGGAGAATTTAAATTTAGAAACATAAATGATACTGGATATACTAATGTATATGGTGGTAATCTTATAGCTGATGCTGGTTATTTATATTCAAGATATAATGGTATTGAGATAAAGATTGGAGCAGAAAATGGCAGTTATGTACATTTTATTACTAATCCAGCAAGAAGTTTGTATTTTGCAAATTCTTTATTTGTAAATGGAAGTGTTTTACCATATGTAACAAAGGCTCATGATTTAGGGGATGCAAGTAATATATGGAGATATATATATGCAGATAGATTACTTGGAAATGCAGATACTGCATATTATTTAACGACTCATTATAAAGGAGGTCAACAAGCTAATCCTCAAGAATATTTTGGTCAAAATGTAGGTCTTAAAGTTGCGATGACAGGAGTTAACCCAGATTCTTATTGGGGAGATACACTTTGGATAAATGGTTATTATGGAACTGATGTACCATCTTTATGTGCATTACACTTTTCAAGAGGAGGAGCACCATTAATGTATATTAGTACTCAAGCATATAATGCTACAAGTTATGGTACTTTATATCATGTTTGGACTGGATATAATAGTAATCATAGTAGCGCAGATTGGTCTTGCAAAATATTAAATGCAAGAGACCAAGTATTAGCAGGAAGTTATATACAAGCATTAGGAGGTATTAATTGCGCAGGAGCGATAAACTCAAATGGATGCTCAGGATTTAATGTATATGCAAGTTTTCATGGTAAAACAGATCACGGAGGTATCGAAATTGGAGCTTCTGATAATGTCTTTGGAATTGGAGTTCATAGCAATGATCATATGTATTGGTGGTGGACTAATTCTGGTAGCATAGGCAGTTATTCAAATAAATCTTATATAATGGATTACGGTGGAGGTAGTTGGAGTTTTACTGGAAATGTTTATGCAAGTGGAGCTATAACTGCTGGTACTACGTCTGATATTCGATTAAAAAAAGATCTTATTATTGAAAACTATTCGGATAAATTATTATCTTTGGGCAAAGTATTTACGTTCAAGTATAATGATTTAGCTAAGAGTAGAAAAGATAAAATGGTAGATGATAATTATCATATTGGATTATCTTATCAAGTAGTTAGAGAATTATTACCTTGTATGGCAGGATTAGATAAAGATGGATATGGCTATCTTAATTATATTAGTCCTGATTTTATATCTTTAATTGCAGGTGCTGTTCAAGAATCTGTTCTACGACTTAATAATATAGATGATAAAGTAGATAGACTAAATAAAGATATTGATCGTCTAAAAGAAGAGAATAAGAATTTAAGAAGAGAAATTGAACAATTAAAGAATGTAGCGTAATAAATAATTATATCGTATTTCCTTTTAGTAATAATAGGAGATACGATATTAGTATTAATAAGATTATTAAAATAAAAGAAAAAATGTCGTATAATAATGGAAAAATTACATTGCCGATAGATGTTAGTGATCCATATTATGTATTAGGTGTTGGATCTCTTAATGGTAAATTTGATGTAGGTCATATTTGCGGAGTAGCTGTAAAAGATAAGATAAATATTCTTAGTAGAAGAAAACCAGTTAAATATCCTGCAATATTTACAGAAGGTATAGATGATTGGTATAAAGCTGCTAACGGTAATTTTGGAATATTACTTCCTACTTCTGGAAGTAGTAGTGCTTTACCTGCTATTGGACAACCTATGGAGAGATGGGGATTTGATTATCCTACTGGTGGTACTTCTGAACCTTTTAGATTAAATGATTATGTAGGTTATAATCATAATGCTCCTACTATTTTTAGTATGCATCCTGACCCAGCAGTTTATCCAAATGCTGAATTTAGATGTTCTATATTATTAAAGCAAAATGCTGAAATTTCTATTAATGAAATTAATTTTATCAGAACAGCTTATATCGGTTGTATAATTAGGCATCAAGCAAGTGGACAATTAAGATTTAGAACATTAAATAGATCTGTAATGGAAATGATGTCTCAAGAATATGTTGTTACATTAAATGTTCCTAATTGGGCTGATGGTAAAATAGATGTATATATGGTAGCTGCTATGGCAGAAGCTTCTGAACAATCTTATGATAGCGTTAATACTACAATATATTCATTGAATCAAAGTCATCTTGAGACAGCGCATGAAGTTAGAACTCTTGCTAAACCTGAGCCTAATAGCTTTAAATTTAGTTATAAAGTTGTTAATGAATTTGCTAATGAATATCATTTAGAGTGTACATTTACATCTATTAAAGGCGCATGGGAAAAAGCAAGATTTTCAGTTATGCTTGAATCAGAACCTCTTGGAGCTTTCCTTGGCGGTATGGGAGAATCTCTTTCTCCTGCGCCAATTGGAGAAATGTTAAGTCAAGGAGAATCATATACATTTAATTCTCAATCATTTACTCGTGTACAAACTTCTCAAAATAATTATGTGAATTATACAGCAAGATATTTAGGAGATAATTATCAAGCTGGTTCTATATTATTTAGAGCTAAATAAATTAAGTATGGAAAAATTAAAAGCTAATTTAGTAATTAAAGGAGATGTTATATCTAACGGATATATATCTGCAAGTGTAGGGGGGGGGAGAGAATAGACCTTCTTTATTATCTAAAGTAGATAACTTAGATAATTATGATATATCAGAAGCTATTATAATAGATGGTAATCTTGTATGTAATAATTTTGAATACGCTGGCTTAGTTATTGTTACTGGTTATGTTGCCGCTAAATCTTGTGGAGGTTAAAATATGGCAACGAGTAATGGTAGAATAACTAAACCAGTAGGTATTGATAATGATATACCTTTGACTTTAGGAATAGGTAGTAAAGACTTAGGAACACAATGTGTTTCAGGTAATGTAAATATGTGGACTGATAGACATCCCGTTATTTACGATAAGAAAGATGAATTAACTGCTGCTGAATGGGCTGCTATTCATTATGGGTTTGAAAATGTAGCTATAATACAACCTACTGTTGCTAATCTTACAGGAGATGCTATTTATTATAGACAACCAGTAAGTATTTACGGTAATTATAGAGCATTTGATTTTGATGGATATTGGCATAATGCAAAACCTATATTTGATTTTACTTTTCCAGCTAATGCTTCTCCTGATTCAGCTATTGTTATTAATATTAATTCTTTAATATTTGAAACAAGTACTGGAGGACAACTAAGTATTGATAAACTAATTGGTAATAATAAAAAGAATCAATTAGGAGTTGCTATATGTAGTAGAAGTAAACAAAAAGCATATTACAAAATATATGGTAGAACAATTACTGGAGGTAAACTTCCATTATTTTTAGTAGATGATTCTTTAGATTGGGAAGGTAAACTTAGTAAAGATATTGCCATAGTATTATTTATATCTGATAGTACATATTCTAATGAAAGGCTTAAATGGAAAGAAACTCCTGAATATAATATGAACTTTTATAGAGGTATATCTAATACAAGAAGACAAAGTGTTCCTTGTATGAAACAATATAATCTTACTCAATTTCCTATTCAAGGTTATCTTCAATATTCTGTAGTAGGTAGTACTACACCAAGAGTTAATGATAATTCTGATTCTTATTATCAATATAGATTTACTATACATGATAAAGCTTCTGCTGGATTAGCTACTTTAAAAGGTTATAGTGTTTCTATGGAAACTATTGATTATAATGGAAACTTTAGAGTAGACCAATATGAATTTGGTAAAGGTATGGCTAATGTTATATCAGGTCCTGATAGTAGTGGAAGGACTCCCTGGTCCCCAATCTGTATGACTTTAGGTGGTCAATATCATATTGGTAAAACTGCTTATACTAATTGTTATATTTATAATACAAGAACTGGAGCAAGTGCTGGTAAATTATTAGAAATTACTTTAGTTGGTTCTGCTTAAATATATCTTATTGTTAATCCTAATATTATTTAGAAATAAGTAATGTAGCTCTCCTACGGGGGGGGGGTTAATTAAATTATTATTAATCGTATAAATAAAGAAATTATGCCTACAATGTTAAATGTAAAAGAGAGTCTTCAAGTATCTTATCTTGGAGCTTTTATTAGTACCGGTAAAAGACAAATCGGTGTTCCATTTCTTATTAAGAATATAACTGATAATATTCTTAATGTTGAAATACTTCCTTTAAGTGGTGAAAAATTTATTACTACTACTATTTATCCAGGTTGGAATCCTGAGATTTGTATAGGAGTTAATATTAGTGATGAAACTACGCAAGCAGCTATTCAATATGGGTATTAATATTAGTATAGGAAATCTTATATCAAAAGGTAAAGTTGGAAAGACTTTGCCTTTCGATTCTTCATTAGTAGACTATTGGAGTTTTGCTGGTAGAAGTAACAACGATGCTAATAGAGATATTATAACAGGAGTTAAAGGTAATATTCTCAATGCTTATAATTTCATATGGGAATTAGGTAGTGGCTATGGACAATATTTAGTTAATTATAGAACATATAGTTTAAAGGCTAATAATGCTGTTATTAAACTTAATAGTTATAATACTTTTACTATTATGGAAAGTAAGGATATAAATCCTTTTTTCTTTAAAGATAATGGAGATAAAGCATATAAGATTAGAGTTAGCGGAATAGAAGAAATTGTTCAAGGTCTAATATATATTTATGGAATGGAAGATGAAAATCAAGTTTATATAGATCATGACGGAGAATATGAACTTCCTGCTGGCGATATGGCTGAATTTCAAACTATATTTGTTGGTAAATGTAAAATTGTTGTTGAACAAATACCTAATTATCAAGGAGCTATTGTAACAGATGGTGTAACAAGTCATTTAAAACTTAATAAAACAGGATATAAAGTAAGAACTGTTATTATTAAATTTAAACCTATTAATATAAAACCCAATATTGTTAATTCTATAGTAAATATTCATACAGATGAAGTAGCTTTACAATATGATACTTCTGGTGTACTTAACAACAATTTTACAACATATAAAAATTATGGAGAATATAGTGTTGGAACATTTAATATAGATAAAAATGCTGTAACTCCTCTTACATTAGGTTGTAAATTAAGTAATTCAGGTAGACCAATGGAATATAGTAATATAGCTATATATGATATTGCTATATATTCTAAAGTATTAACTAATGAACAAATATTATCAGAAATAGAATTAATGAAACAATTAAAATAAATAATAATATGAAGTATATAATCGTAACAGTTCAATGGTGTAAAGATCATAATGTTTATTTAGGATCTTCTACAAGATATTCAATTGATGGTCAAAAATGTATTTTGCCTTATAAGACAATAGAAGTTCTACTTAGAGAAGAACCTACTATTAAAGTTTATTGGCATGATAGTAAAGAACTTAATGATGTTCTTAATTCTTCTGAATGGACTCAAATTGAAGATGAAGAAAATGTTAATAGAGAAGATAATGAAATAGTTTAATATTGTTGAGCTTGTCAATACTTGCTGCGGAACACCCCCGTAGGAAGCATGACAGGCTCTCCATGCTTCTATAATTTTGTAGATGAACAACTTATTGTCTGAAAAATAAAGTCTTATATTCGCTTGCAGATTCGATATATAAGCTATATATTTGAAGAGTTAAATAAACTAATAATAATTATGGTTATGGCAAATGATATTGTAGATGATGGACAATTAAAAGTTCAAGGTAATCTAACATATACAGATGACGTAAATAATGTTAGTATTAGCGGTAAAGTTACAGTAGCATTTAGTACAAGTGATGTTGTTGAAATTGATAATGCAATTATTAAAGTCGATAATAAACAATCTGGTACTATGCGATTAAGTACAACTACTGATCCTATTACAACAGAAAAGAAACGTCAAGTAGATGTTAATGGTATTCCAATGGAATATTGTACTATAATAGGTAAAGCTATTAGTGACTTTATAGCTGGTATTAAACCTTATTTCGAGGGAAAGAAAACAACTTATTAAAAATTAAATAATGGGACAAATAACAGAAGATAGAGTTAATAAAAATGTTCTTAAAAAAGACATTAAAGCTCTTAAAGAGATCTTTGATAAAGTTACAGTAGATGGTGTAGACGAAGGATTAATAGTTGATACTTTAATAGCTATTGCAACTGTATCTGACGAAAATGAATCTATTAGTACTCGTTTGAAAGCTATTAACGAAGCTGCTCCTAAAATGATTAAGGATGCTCGTAATAATCCTGATAAAGAACTTTCTAATGAAGAAAAAGCTAAACTTGATAGAGTTTATCGCAAATGGGAATTTGATGCTTCTGAAACAATTGAAAAATTATTGAATGAAGAAAGTAGTCTTCCTCTTAGTGATATTCAAATTTTTACTAAAGAACAATTTAGTAATTGGGCTAAGTCTATTAAGAAGGAACTTAAAGGAAATCAATTAGCATTTTTAATGAAGTCAATGATAAAGAAATAATAGTTATGGAAAAAGTATTACTTGGTAATGATATTAGCTTTACTTGGAATATTAATAATGTTAATTTTACTGGTTTAGCTCCTAAAGTTTATGTTGTTAATTCTATTGGCAAGTTTAAAGTAGATGTTGTTGCTGGTACTTCTATAACTTTTAAACTTGTCGGAGAACTTCAAGTTCTTGGCGCAATTCGTCTTGAATGTTTATGGACTAACGCAAACGTTAATAAACGTATGGTTGTTAATAATGTTGTTGAGTTCGTAGATAATGCAGATAATGTAACTAACCAATCTACTATTATTGGAAATTGTTCCATTGTTACTACTGGATTTAAATCTAAAATTACTTGTAGTTGATATGGAAATGTTCAATGATCAGATAGTGGCGATACTATCTCAGTTTGATTTTGTGTACATGTTCATAGTTAATCTTATGACGTATATAGTTATTAAGATTATAGATGAACTTAATGGACCTAAGGCTGTTCCTGTTTATGGTAAACGAATAGTTGCTGTTGTTGTAGGTATAGCAATAGGTATTACTTCTTATTCAATTAGTGAAAATGTAAGTGCTATTACTTTAGTTTATAGTTTTTGTTTAAGTCTTGTTAGTTGGGATTGTATATTTAAACCTATACTTAATTATCTTGGCGGTAAGATTAACTATAAGAAAAGCGAATAGTAAAAGTATTAATTTTTAAAATAATAATAGTATGGCTAAGAAACCTAATATTCCAGTTGGAGATGCAGATCTTCATGGACAGAAGAAATCAACGAGAACTTCTACTCGTACTAAAAATACTAAGAAATGAACTTAAATAGAAGATTGTTCTTATTCTTAATGAAATACATGCCGATAGTGTTTGCTATCGGCATTGTTGTTAATGATGTTTTGTATAATTTAGAAATTCATGATTATTATATTATTAATTATTTTTGTGGAAATTCTATTTATACTACTGTAATGATGTTTATAAGTAGTTATGTATTTAAATATTGTACTTGGCATAGAGTCATTATTTCTTATGTAGCTGCTTCATTAATAATTTCTATGCTTAATACATATAATGTAATTGATTTAGATAGATGTGTTGAAATAGAAATTCATTTTATTCTTTTAATGATAACTACGATAGTGTTAACGTATATTCATTTTAAGACTGTTAAAACTAAACGTAAAACAAACAAGCAATAAACTTTTAATATTATGACTAATGACAATAGAAGTGCAGAAGCTAAGAAACGTCTTTTAGAGAAGCTTCTGACAAACCTTACTCACGATGTTAGTAATTCTAATTTAAATGAAGATGAATTAGACGTTGCAGTAGATGCTTTAACTCAATTAAACGATGGGATCGTAAGAGTTAGTAAAGCTACTGTTTGCAATGAAATTCTACATTGTAGCGGTACTACATTTGATAACTATGTTAAAGAAGGTCTTATTCCTCCTGGTAGAAAAGAAGTTGGATTTAAAGAACTTAGTTGGAGAAAATCTGATTTTACTGGAATTAAACTTAGACGTATTCATAAGAAATAAATAAGATAGACTATACTGTTCAATACTATTTGTATTGACTCTATTATATAAAGTCCTGATTACTAAGGTAGTCAGGACTTTTCTTGTATTATAATATTATAGTTCTCGATAATGATTTTATTTGTGCTGTAAATATTTACAGAGTTATTCTTATTATTGTTGAACTTAAAAATTATAATTATGAAGATGGTAGATGAAGACAAAGTATATGTCGAAAAAGAAGAGAAAGAATACGCATCTAAAGGAGTTGCTGGAACAGCGCTTGGTCTTGGTATTGCAGGTACTGCTTTATGGCTTCTTAACGGTTGTGGAGGCGGTAGAGGTTTGTTCGGTGGCTGCGGTTGTAACAATGGTTCTAATATGTTAGAAACTGCTGCTAATGAACAATATCTGGAACGTAAAGAATGTGAAGATGCTATTGCTTTAACTAATGCTATTTGGAATCAGGCAATGATTCGTGAACAGGAACGTTTTGGCGATCGTCAAACTATTAATTCTGAAATGTTTGGTATTTATAAAACTACTCGTGATGGTTTTGATGTTATCAATGCTAAACATAATAAAGATGCTTTTGATCTTTACAAATATTCTCGTGATAATAAAGATGAATTAGCTGCTCAGATTGGTGATTTGAGATGTGAAGTTGCTGTACTTAAAGCTACTCGTCCTTATCAAGACGCTCTTATTCAGTGTGATATTCGTCGTGTTGCTGAACATGCTGACTTTAATTTGTTCCGTAGAACTTGTCGTATGATAACAGGTGAACTTGTATTGCCTAACAGTCCTACTGTTACTGGTTATCCGAGCTATAATCCTTGTAATGCTAATGCTACTCCTGCTCCGACAGCTTAATAACATCTTCTAATAAATAGGGCAAGAGTTATTCTTGCTCTATTTTCTTTTAGTAACAATCTTAATAATCGCAAATAATTATGCCTTATCCTCAATATCAATTTAATTTAGCTCCTGATCCATTACTTGCTCAAACAGCTAATCCAGTAGATTATATCAATAGTATTGATAATCAGATTAACGAACTTAAAAATACAAGAGATAAGATGGCTCAGATGATACAGCCTGCTAATAACGGTCAAGTTGTTAATGCTCCTGCTAAGAATGAACCTCTATTATGGGATGTTATAAATACAGAAGTAGCTTCTCTTACTAATCCTCAGAAAGAAATTCTCTTTAACGATGAAGAATATGCTCGTGGAGAGAATCAACTACAAATGCTAATTCAGCAAGAACTTATTAATCTTGTTAAGGGTAAAGTTCAAAATACTAAAGAAGGAAAAGAACTTCTTGAAAATCAACTTAAACTCGTTAAAGATAAGAAAAATGCTATTGTAGAAAAAGCTAATAATGAAGCTGAATTATTTAAGAAGTTTCAAATAGCTTCTCGTAGTAATCCTCAATTAACTTATGCTGAATTTATTAAATCATTAAAAGAATAATATCATGATAGAAAAGAAAATAGTAATAGAGAAAGTTACTGAATTTGCAACTACTCAAATAGATAAGATTAGTAAAGGTAGTAATATGATTACTTTACTTCGTCCTTTTATTACTCGTGCAGTTAATATCAAAATAGGACAATTAGATAGTATATTATCTGTTGTTACAGATAAAGATGGAATGGTTGATATTGAGGGTATGCTTAATGAATTTGTAGATAATTTACTTGTTACTCAAGTTCAGAAACATCCGAGTACTTTTGGAGAAACTGAGATAGGTGAAGGTCAAATTAAATGGACTGTTCCTGGTCTTGGTAAACAAATAGTTATTGATACTTCTGATATAGAAGAATTGAAACAACTAATAACGAATCCTAAAAACTAATAGTAATATGCATTATAAAGAGATTATTGAATCTTATAAAGGTAAAGTTAATCTAAGCGGTGCTAATGCTTGGGTATTACTTGAATCCTTTGAAGAGCTTTTCGAAGATCTTAAACATAAAGATAAAGAAAAGTATTGGGAAGTAATGAAAGATATGCACGAAGAGATTGAGGGTAAACATTTTAACGAAGTGTTTGCTAAACATGAAGTTAGTGAAATGTTTCATACTAAACGCAATGGAACTATATGTCGTGGCGAAATAGTTTCTTATGAAGAAGCTGAACATGTTTATAATGAACATCGTAGAGATATAGGTACTGAAGTTACAGTATGGGATGTTTATGTAGCTCTTAATGCTCAAATGCACGATTATTCTGTGCTTTACCATAGATGGTTTGACAATAGTATGGAACTTATGAAAGAAAGATGTATTGAAAGTGCAATCGTTTTCTGGTTTAAAGATGAAGATCATACTAAAGGTAAGGTATGGGATTATTTTGATGAATAACTTGATAGCGATGTAGATTGTGTTGGAAGTGGTGTTCGGCTGTGATAGTCGGGCATCACTTTTCGTTATTTTAAGGTTCACCATAAAGAGCTAATATAAAGTCGATTAATAGTATGCAATGACAATAAAAATCGCATAGAGGCAAGAAATATGCGGTCTACGCTTGTGTCAATCGAATGTTTTATATACATTTGGAGAAATAAAGTCTATATGGATATTAGTATGATGGCGTTCATTCTAATTAACACTTTTAAAATAGTATTCCTTTATTAGTACGTAAATATGTAGAAGCTGGTTATTATTCAAATGGTTATACTATTTATCCTAATAGACTTTATGAACTCCCCCGTAGAAGAAGCCAAGCATATACTTCGTTAGCTGTCGTAATATAGGTTGTGTTTAAAGTAGTGGTAAGTGTTTAGCCTTCCCTACGGGGGTGTTATTATTAACAATTGTATTAATTATTAACTAAATATTATTACTATGGCTGATATTGTACATATAGAAAATTTTGGTATTAAGCCTACTGCGCTTGAAGCTATTAATAATAACTTTAAAGTTCTTAAAGAACTTGCTGAATCAGGCGGAAATGATGAACTTGTTCAGAAACTTACAGAGCTTGAAACTAATATTACTTCATGCGTTGATAAAGTAACTCAACTTGAAACTTTAGTAACTGGTATGTCTACTACTTTAGAAGAAACTCGTCAAGGTATGCAAACTATTGCTGGAACAGTTACTACATTAAATGGAACAGTTGCTCAACTTCAAGTTGATGTTAACAATCTAACAACAAGAGTCGCAGCATTAGAAGCAGCTGCTTCTGCTCCATCTTCAATAGTATAAGATATGGCATCTCTTAATCAACTTGTTTCAGAGATTGCTCACTCACTTGGGCAACCTAATAATTATAGTCTACGAGAAAATATTCGTAGTATAATTATACATGAACGAAACGAAAAGATTCGTAGATCATACCAAAATCATGGTTATATAGATGCTGGACTTGAACAACGTTTTAGAATTAGTTTAATTACTGTTCCAACAGGAGGATTAACTGATGCAGATCTTAAAGGTCAGAATTGGCAAATAGATGCTCCAGTTTGTAAACGTAGTAAAGATAAAGTTCCTCGTCCAGTTAGATTGACTAATAATCTTCCTTTTAATAGAGTTAGCACTGTTGGTCATGAATATTGTATGGAGATTCCATTTATGAAAGAAGGTAGAGCTCAGTTTAGATTTAATACACCTGGTCTTTGTGGACTTCCTTGTTACGATTATATAAATGATTATCTATATTTATTTCCTATTGGAGATAGTAAAGTAGACATGATAGATAGTATTATTATTCAAGCTGCATTTGAACATCCTAAAGAAGTTCAAGAAGTTATAGATAAAGATGCTATTAAAGATGATGCTGAAAGATGGTCGTTTATTAATGACGATGATGAATGGTTTCTTCCTGAAGATATGATAGGTCCTATTAAAGATACTATTTATCGTAGAGATCTACTTACTACTGTTAGAGAGACAAATGAAATTCCTAAAGAAAACTTAGTAAAGTAATATAATGAAAGTTGATACAGACATTAATTCATATTTTAAAGAGTATAAAGAAGGTGCTCAAGATGAATTAGATAAGTTGGAAGTTAAACTTACTGAGGCTAAAACTATGGCTGGAACTGCTAAGCTTAGAATTGATAAAGATATTAAATTTATTAATAAAGCTTTTCAGATTAATCTTAGTGATGAAGAAGTTTATATTAAAAATGTATATATAGAAGATAATACTTTTATCAAGTACATAACTAAACTTTATAAGAGTAAAGATTTCACTAAGGATGAAAGAATTAGTTTAGCATATATTATTCGTTGGATTAAATGTCTTGAACGAATACATAAATATAATCAGAAAGCTGAGATTGTTAGACGAAGAGCTAAAATGACTTTTAAGCAATATAAAGAATATGTTAAACGATTCTATACTCAAGTACAAGCTGAAGTATTAGATGGAAATGCTTATCGTTATAGTCATGGAGTTGGAGATTTAACTATTGCAAGAGTCAAAAATACTAAAGGTAAGAATTATAAAGGCAAAATTAATTATGCTGAAACTCGTAGACGTAAGCAAGAAATTATTGATGCTGGTCAAATACCTTATGATGCTAAAGAAGCTAAACGATGTGAAATATTAGGTAAACCTTATAACGGAGTAAGTTATATTGTATATCTTAATGAACCATATTTTTATCAGTTTTATCTTGCTAATATGATGCTTCCTGGTCATAAACTTATGAAGTTTAATCGTACTGATTATCGAGGTAAATCTATTCGTGGAGTTACAGATGATGAACTTAGCATTATATGTAAAACAGAAGAAGATGTTCTTAACCTTGATGCAGATATGGGAGTTAAGCTTAAACAATTACTAAGACTTAATCCAAGTATTTATATAAAATTTATTAGAGATGAAGAACAATCAGCTTTTAAACATAGAGAGGCTTTTAGGAAAAATAGATAACGACTTTAATATTGATAATAGTGATTGGATACCTCGTGTTGCTGCTTGGGTTATGGATGCTTTAAGTCAACTTAAATGTCTTCCTAAAGAAGTTAAAACAAGAGAACTTCCAGTTGAAGGTCGAATAGCTATTATACCTTGTACTCTTAATCTTGATAGTCTGAAAGTATTTGATAAATATGGATGTGAAATTCCAAAAGCTTCTAAGCAATATTGTTGTGGTAGAACTCAAACAGTTGTAACTGAACAAATAGGAGTTAGTCAAGTTTCAGATGATGTTAAAGAAAGAGTAATAGTTGCCAATATTATTAATCCAACTGGTAAGAATTATGTTATTACTGGTTGTGATAAAATAGAACTTAACTTTGATACTGATTATATTTTTATTAAATCAGAAGAAGTTCTTCAATACTATAGTCCTTTATATAATTGTGAAGTTCCTTATATATTTGACGATGGTATTCTACTTGAAGCTCTTGAGTTTTATTGTTTATATAAGATGTTAGGTAGAGGTTATAAACATCAAGTTTATAGCCTTAATGGCAATGAAGCTACTAATCCTTATATACAATGGATAGCTCTTAAAGATAAAGCTATTGCGAGTATTACTATTAAACTTCGTAGAATGTACGGAAAAGATGGTTGGAATAACTTCTTCTTCAATAGTACATTCTTACCAAGAACTAATTGATATGGAAATAAAGAAAAGTCTTAATATTAATAGGACTCCTCAAGCTGTTGAAAATAATTCTCTTATCTGTGCTAAAAATATAAAAATTAGTACAGACGGTCAATATATAACTAATGAAGAAGGCATTAAAGTTATATATGATACAAATGACTCCACTACAAAAGTAGTTGGGGTCATTCCTTGTAATAAGGAGTTGGTTATTTTTACATGTGTTACAGCTAATTATAATACATCTAAAATATTTAGAATTAATGAAGATGGTACTAATCTTCGTGAAGTTCCTAATGGTTGGAGATGGAGTGGAGGAGTTATAAAAGGAGATTATACTTATAATGTAAATAATGAACTTATAGTTGCTATCGCTGAAAGTGGCGTAGATGGTAAAGATATTCCTTTAAAAACGATTAATCTTGATACTTCTAAGTCAACTGATAAAGATCATTTTTACAATAGTTCTCCTAATGTTCCGATAGGTAATTTAGCATTTAAAGGATATAGTTTAGGTAATGGTATTCCACAAGGTACTTATCAATTTTTTATACGATATAGTATTGATAATAGTACTAAAACTAAATGGTTTCCTTGTAGTATTCCTATTATAGCAGTTGGTATAACTCAAAGTACTATAATAGAAAGTTATTATAAAAAAGATAATGTTACTGGTGGAGACTTAGTTAGAACTTATGTTAATAATGATAGTCTTTGCAATTATAATTTTAATCTTGAATTAAATATAGAAGGCAACGATGTCTATAAAGAATGTGAATTAGCTTATACTATTCAACATGATAATGGAGTGTTTGGTAGAAAATGGAGAACTATTAAACTTGAACCTAATACTTCTACTGGTAATTCAAGAATACTTACTTTTGATAAAGCTTCAACAATAGAAGTAGGGATAGATGAACTTACAGATAATGCATTTAATCTTTATAATGTTAAGAATGTATGTAATTATAATAATAGATTATATATTTCTAATTATAAAGAAAATGAACCTAAAAGTAATCTTGCTGAATTAGCTGCTCAAATAGAAGTATCTTATGATTGGAAATGGGCCGGGGATGGACCTAATGAAAAGGCTGAAGATGTTATTATGACTGACGTTAAGAATAGACTTCAATCTAAGACTCTTATACCAAATCAAGTATATAATTTCTTCATTCATTATGTTTATCCTGATGGAAGTTATACTAACGGTTATAAAATAAGTTATAACGATAATGTAAGATTTTATATTGGAGATTTAGGATTCTTAGTTTATAATAATCTTAGTAGTATTACAGGGGTAGAACTTCCTGAATATCTTAGAAAACTTAAAGCTAATTTTGATAATTATCCTATATTTGCTCTTGTTAATAATGCTACATCAAATAAGTTTGGATATTATAGAAATAGTGATGGAGAAGTATTTCATAGAGCTCCTGATTTTAGAGATGCTACTAAAATATTTTATCCTAAATTTACTAATATTACAGTACCAGTTGGTTATAGCGGATATTTCATAAGTTATGAAGAGGTAGAAGATATAGTTAAACTTACTGGAATGAATGGTATTGATAGTAGATATTATGATACTCCAGGAGTAGATTGGGATCAAAGCTATCTAAGACTTAATTCTACTGAAAATGTAGTATTAGGTAAAGATTATAGCGGTCTATTATATTATCCATATAAAGTAGTAGATATTAATGGAATACGTAAAAATAGTTATATTGGTGATAAAGTAGTAGGAGTAGAAGCTTTAGAAAGTAAAGCTATCGCTGCTGATAATATTATTAATGATAATCAAGGACGAGAAGCATTCTTTAGTTTTGAACTTACTAATTTAGTTCCACCTCAATTTAATAATTCTTCTACTGATTTTTCTGATGGTAATCAAGTTGGCGCTATTATAGCTATTGATTTAAATATTTATTCTAATAAGAATAAAAAACTTATTAGTCTTGGACAAATTAAATATAGCGATCTTAATTCAGAATCTATCAATCAAACATATGGTTATGATAATTACATATATAACCTTGAAGGATACTTAGCAGTAGATAATTTATTAGTATATAATAAAAATGGAGTTATAATAGGAGATGATGGCGTTACTACTGATATAGCTGGAAAAGCTATAATGAAAGCTGTAAATAATTATAGAATACTTAAATATTCTAAGTATTTTCTCGATGCTTATAGTATTAATAATGCTCCTAAAGTTATTATAGGAACAAGTACAGGAAGTCAGAAAACTAATAAAGTAGTTCGTCCAGCAGATAGTACAGATCTATTTACTTATAAAAAAGAACTTATTCCTGAACCAGTTAAAAGCTATTATAAATTTGATCCTTTAACTAAATATGTTACTTCTTTTAATAGAACTATTCGTAGAAGTGACGTTATTAGATCTGAATCATTTGATAATAGTTGGAAAAACTTTAGACCTGATGCTTATAAAGTTATAACTGAAAATAAAGGAAATATTACAAATATTGTTGGAGTAGGTCTTTATCTTCTTGTTCATACTGAACATTCATTGTTTATGTTTAATAGAGACGCAAGTCTTAAAACAGATAATAAAGATGTTCAATTATTTATACCTGATGCATTTGATACTGAATATCAAGAAGTATTTACTTCTAATAAAGGTTATGGTGGACTTCAAGATGGAAATGCTTATGTTGTAAATGAATTTGGATATTTCTTTTATGATGGAGATGGCAAAGCTATTTATAATTTTGATAATGGTCAGCTTAAATTAATGTCTATTGGTATATCTGAATTTATTCATAATTTTGATATACGTAAAGCTACTTTTGCTTTAAATAGAGATAACAATAGACTTATTATATGCTTTAGGCTTAAAGATTATAAGTATGTAACTATTAGTTATAGTTTTCTTATTAATGATTGGAGTTCTTTACATGATTATCATTTTGAGAAAGCATATAATACTAAGAATAAAACTTTCTATCTTCTTAAAAGAATAACTGATAATGAAATATCTTATAGAAAGTTATATACTTATGACGATTCTACCATATGTAAATTTGGAGATTTACAATTTGAAGATAGTTCTATATTTCCAGTTTATCAATCAGATCAAGGCGATATAGCTTATAGTTATATTGATGTAATTTGTAATCAAGCTTATGAAAGAATTAAATCTCTTGAATTTCTTTCATATCTTACATCTGAAATTCTCGGTTATGGAAGTGTAATGAATCAAGCTGAAGCTTACGTTAATCGTAGATATAGCGGTTATCAATTAATTCTATATTCTAATTGTACTAATAGTGGATTATTAGATATAGATTGCGGTAATGCTCCTAATAAGTTTGATAATTATAAGTATCCTTTCTTTGATAAAGGAAGATGGAATCTTAATTATTTTCGTAATTATGTTGAACGTGCTCCAGCAGATGATAGAAGTCTTATATATGGTAAATATATAGTTGCAAGATTTATATTTAATAATTCTGTTGGTAAACGTATTAAATTTGAAAATGTTGAATTTAGTATAAATCCTTATTAATATGAAAACAATTGGTAGAGTAGATAGTCTACGTTATAAAGGTAGACCTCAAAAGAAAGCATTTATAGGTGCTATTATTGGAGCTGTTACTGCTATTGGTGGAGGAATTGCAAAAGGAATTGCTGAACGTAAAGCGAGAAAGCGTCAAGAAAGAGCTGATGCTGAGCAACAAGCAAGAGAAAATGCAATGAATCTTACTAAAGCTTATGCAAATAATGATTCAGCTCAAGAAGAACTTGAAAATAAATTTAAACCTGAATTTAAAGCAGGAGGTAGTATTCATATTGCTCCATCTAAACGTGGAACATTTACAGCTGCCGCTACTAAACATGGTATGGGAGTTCAAAGTTTTGCAAGTAAAGTATTATCTAATAAAGAAGATTATAGTCCAGCTATTATAAAGAAAGCTAATTTTGCTCGTAATGCTTCTAAATGGAAACGTCGTCTTGGAGGTAAAGATCAACTTCGTTGTGGAGGTAAAAAGAAATATGCTGTTGGAGGTGTTAAACCAGTTATTAGCGAAGGAGGACAAGCAGAGAAGATTGATGATCGTACATTTCTCCTACGGGGGAGAAAACATGAAACAGGCGGTATAGTTATTGGTCAAGGACGTAAAAGTATTGAAGCAGAAGATGGAGAAGTATTAAGACTTGGTAAAGGTAATATTAAAATTCTAAGTGCTCAACCAATACTTAATGGAGAATCTCCTGCTGAGAAAACTATTAAGAATCCTAATAAAGCTGAAATAGCTTTTCAGCAACAAGAAGCATATAAAGATAGAAATAATTTAAACGATGATGGAACAAAGAAAAAAGGTACGGCTCGATTAGGAATTAGTAGACCAGTTAGCGGAAATAGTCTTAGAAAAGTTTCCAGTACTCTATCCCCCGTAGGGAAGACAAAGCGCAAACGTGCTGACTTTGGGGCTGTCATGTCTGGTGTTGCTACCGGTATGAATATAGCTTCTCCTATTATTAGTGGTGTAACAGGTTTAATACAAGCTAATAAACTTAAAAAACCTCAGTCTCCTACATTATATGGTGCAGCTAAACTTAAAACTTCTTATGATATATCTCCTCAATTAGGAGCTTTAGAGAGAAGTAGACAAAGACTTACTCGTCAAGTAGATAGAGATACAGCAAGTTCTGCTGCTGCTCTTTCTCGTAAGCAAAGTATTGATACTGGTACAACAGAGCAGCAAAATATTCTTTATGGGCAGAAAGAGAATATTGAAACTGAATTGATTAATAAAGATAGACTTAATACTCAGAATCAAGCTGATAAAAATGTTGCAACTATTAATCAATATAAAGATCAACTAAGTGATTTCTATAATACTAAAATAGGTATTAGAAATGAATCTATTAATAGTATAGTAGGCGGTATTCAATCAGGTCTTAATGATATGCAAACAAGAAATGATGCTAAGAAAGCTCAACAACAAGAAGAAGCAATTCTTATTGGAGGAGATGTTAATAATAGTATTCCAAGACTTATTGCAGCTGGTTATGAATTTGATGAAAAGACTCTTAGATCATATTATAATATGCCTGGTCTTAATCCTGAAGTTAAAGAACTTATAGGACAAAAACTTGGTATTAATACAGTTAAAAGAGGTAGACTTAGTACTCCATCTACTTTACCGAAACATTAATATTAGTCTCCAAACGATAGTAATTTATTGTTTGGAGATTATCTATTTTATACCTATATTGCACACATTATCAATTTAATATAATAGATATGAACTTTAAATATAATGAATATCAGAAACGTCCTATTATTGCTAAACCTTTTAATAGACTATCTGAAACTATTAGTAAATTAGATGCTCAACATCAAGAAGCTATTAAGCAACGTACTGCAATAGACGTTCAATTAGCTAATCTTGATTTGAATGAAGCTGAGGATAAATGGAGAGCTGATAAGGCAGAAGAAATTCGTAATAGAATTGATTCACAAGTTCAATTTGGTAATTATGCTACAGCTCTAACAGAAGCTACTAAAGCTGCTGGTGATATTCTTAGTGATAGAGGTCTTATTGGTAGGCAAAAAGCTCAAGCAGAATATAAGAAATTTAATGCTGAATTAGATCAACGTAAAGATATTGATGAAACTACCAAAGAATATTATAGAGAATTAAATCCTTATAGTTATTCTGATACTAAAGATGAAAAAGGTAGAATAATTGGCGGTACAACATGGGAACCAAAAGCTCGTCCAGTAGGACAAGTAGATATGTCAAGGCTTATGCAACAAGCTATTCAGATGACAGCTAAAGAAGCAGGCGGTGGAAATACTATTTATTATATGGATAAAAATGGTAATATGACTCCTGATATTACTCAATCTTATGACGGACTTCCATATATTAATAAGTCTGGTAGATATGAAGCTTTGCCTAAAGATAAACTTAAAGCTGGATTAGATGCTGTTATAAGAAATACTCCTGGAGCTATGGAAAGTATTAAACAAGATTATGATGTAGCTGTTTGGAAAACTAAGAAAGATAATGGAACTGGTAAATTAACTATTAGTTCTGTTACTGATGACAAAGGACAATTCTTAACAGAAGATCAATATCTTGCTAAGAGAGTAGATCCTTTCTTTAAAAGTGCTACTTATTATAGAGCGTTTAATGAAACAAGCCCTCTTGCTGGTTTAAGTACAGGAGCGTTGCGTGCTCGTAAAGCTCTTGGTAATCAGAAAGAACCTCAAGGTTTAGATGATCTTAGTTATACTAAAGCCGGTATGCGAGAAGAGCAATTAGCTTCTGCATCTGAACTTATAGCTAAAAAAGATGTTAATCGTACAGCTTTAAGTAATATCGCTGCTTCTAAAAATATAGCTATTACTCCTGATATGGATGGAAAAGCTATTTATGATAAGTTAATGGCTGATGCTAAACTTAAAGGATATGTTCTTCCTAAAGATGCTATTGATAATTATAAAGAATGGCAAGATAGTGAATCTAAATATAAACAACTTATTCCTCCTAATGCTTCTAAAGAAGTTAAAGATGCTGTAGATTTTACTACTGCTATTGATGGAGGAGTAGACTTAGCTCCGCTTATAGCTAAAGGCAATCCTCTTGCTGAAGAATATATGAAGAATATTAATTCATTTTTTGGAGATAAAGCTAAAGCTATTATGATTAAAGTTCCTGATAATAAAGCAGGAGAACTTATCAAAGATATTGATGGTACTGAAAAAGGTAAACATCGTAGAATGGGTATTTCTATTGAGACTAAAAATGGAGCTACTTATGTTAAACTTGATCGAGAACATGCTACTAACTTAATGTATATAGGTAAAGCAGCTAATAAATATTCTAAAGATAATTTTTGGAGAACTATTAGTGGAACAGAAGATACTCCTAATTTCTTTGCAGTAGATGAAAATGGTAAAGTTCTTGGAGATAAAACTGGAAATGCTAAAGGTGGTAAAACTTTAATGGGACTTAGCGGTATGTTTGGAGATGATCTCTATAATAAAGCTAATAACATTTATAAAAGTATTATTAATACTGAACCTAAAGTAGCTCAAGTAGAAGTTCAAGCTGTTGGTATGAATGATTTTCTAACCACATATGCAAGAGATGCTGTATCAAGTGGTAAATATTCTGATGAAACTGCTGCTATGAAAGCTGCTAATGAAATGATTTGGAATAACTTTGATACATATCAAGCTGAGATGGGTCCAATGTCATTTGGTAAAAGTGGAGAATCAATGAAAGATATAAAAGATGGTTCTGAACGTAATAAGCTATTTAGTCTTGTTAAAGCTATTAAAGTTAATGATCCTAAGAGAATACAAATTGCTTATGATAAACAGAATTTATCTACTATTGTAACTGTACTTCCTGATCCAACTAATAAAAATGCTGACGGTACTTATTCTGGAACTGATATTAAACTTGGTGAAGAACTTAAGTTTTATCTTCCTGATATGACTAATAGTCAAGTTAAACAAATGGTACTAAGTAATCCGGCTGTTCAAGCTGCTAATAAACTATGGACTGATGGAATAGCTGGTATTAAAGAGACTAAAGTTGCAGGAGATGCAGTTATAGAAAATCTTGGCAATAGAAGTTATATTTATCATTCACCTAATGGTAGCATACCTATTAATGAAAAGCAAGCTGCTACTATTCTTACGCAAGATAAGATGTTTGATAATTATAAATATCAAGTTTATTCTGCTGGAGGTTATGATAATTTAAGTAATGATAGTAAAGCTGCATTACGTAAACAAATACTTGTAGGAGCATTTGCAAGATTTGGAATACCATTCCCTGAAAGCGTAGAAGATATTGCTAAATATCCTAATGTTATAAATGAAGCTAATTCTATTTTAGAAAATATAAAAGCTGGATACGATGAATGAAGATAAAAAGAAAGTCGATATAACATTCGACGATATATTGTCTGCCGATAAAGCTCCTGATAATAGTTCAGGAGCTTTTGGCGTATTTGACGTTAAGCCTTCTAAAGATCCTATGGAGAGTGCTGAGAAATTTATTTTTTCAGAGCCAGGAGATTTTACTGCTCCATTAAATCTTGTAGCTAAAGATTATGAAGATTATGGAGTAGTTATTAATCCTATTGATAGGAATTTAGATCAGCAACGTGCTCGTAATCAATCTGCAATAGCTCAATTTGGTAATTCACTTATGCAAGGTGTAGTAGGTGAAATAGTAGGAGGTACTATTGAAGGATTTGGAGCAATAGGTGACGTAATTACTGGAGCAGCATTTAAAGATGATAATGATTATCAAAATGCTATTACTCAACTTGGTTCTGGAATTAGAGAAGGTATTCAAGAAAACTTTCCTATATATCAAGAAAATCCTGAAGCTGCATTAGATTTTGGGGATAGTGGATATATATTTAGTAGATTACCTTCTGTACTTAGTTCTATAAGTCTTATGATACCTGCTTCTGCAAGTACTGGAATATTAAAAATTTTAGGTAAAGGTGCTGGTAAAATAGCAAGAGCTTCTAAATTAGGTAAAACTATTGAAGAAGCTGCTAAAGCAGGAAAGTATGGTAAATCTATGCAAGCTGCTTTTTCTCCTTATAATATGAATAAAATTAAATCATATACTGAATCAGCTGTTACAGCAGCTGGTATGCGATTAGGAGAAAACTATCAAGAAGCAAGACAAGTCAATGAACAAGTCAAAGGAGAAACTATTACTTATTTTAATAGTATTCCAGAAGATGAATATAATAAGTGGATAAATGATAATAAAGATAGCGAAATCTTTAAAGGAGTTGATTTAAAAGATAAAGAAGCTGCTGCAAATAGAATTGCAAGTAAAGCAGCAGGTAGAGATTTTGTTGTTAATCTTGCTAATTTTGCATTTGATTTTCTACAACTTCGTGCATTGAATTCTGCGTGGAAAAACATGGCAACCCGTCCAGCTTCATACGAGGCTGCTCAGGCGAATTTAGCTGCGGCTCGATCTATTGGTCAATCTACTACTGAAAGTGTCGCTATGGCTCAGAAAAGTGCATCCTCAAAGGTGTTGGAGGCTGCAAAACGTGCAATCATAGGAACAAAGGAAGTTACTATCGCAGAAGCAAGTGAAGGTTTTGAAGAAGCTACTAATTATATTGGTACTCAAGAAGGTCTTATATATGGTAGACAATTAAATGGTATGATAGCCGAAGGAGATACTAAAGCTGTTAATGAAATGCGTGATTATTTACGTGATCCTATGCTTTATGATTCAGCTCTTTGGGGTATTATTGGAGGAGTTGTTTTCCATGGACTTGGAGAAGGTTTTGGTCATCTTAAAAATAAGATAGCTAAAATTGAAGATATAGATAATAATCAAAGATTGGCTGAGATAAATAGTCGCCAATTGAAATGGGCTGATGCTCAAGATAAAATACGAAAAATTAATGAAGGTGTTAATCCTTTTGAGATTAATACTGATAACGAAGGAAATCCTGTAATTAGAGATGGAAGAATCGAATATAAGCCAATTACTTCTGATGAAGAGAGAAACTATCTGCGTGATAAAGTTGATAATGATATCATTACTAATCTTAGCCTTAATGCCATTCGTGTGGGTAACTACGGTCTTCTTAAGGATTATCTTAATGAACCAGCTGTTAGAGAACGACTCGTCGCCAGTGGTTTTAGCACTGAAGGAGATTATGAAAGCTATTCTGATAAGATAAATAGAATTGCAGATAGAACTTTTGAAAAGTATAAAGGATATTCTGAACTACTTCATAATGCAGATATTAATGATATAGAATTAACAATGCTTATTTCTAATAATATCTATACTGATAACGCTATTGAAGATATTCAGAATAGAATGGATAGTCTTAGAGATAAGAATGATAATATAGCTAATAATAATGAAGTTATTAATAATCTTAGAGCTACTGAAGATATTGATACTAAATTTAGATTAGGTATTCTACAAAAGATTAGACAAGATTATTTATCTGAAAAAGCTAAATATAAAGGAACAAGTCCTCGAAGTAAAGCTGCTTCTACTGAATTAGATACTTATATAAAAGCTATTGATGATATATTAGAAACTGACAAAGTTAATCTATCTCCAGTAGAATTATTTAAATTTGAACTTCAAGATAAAATTCTTAAAGGTGTCGATAATGAAAGTATTAATAAAGATATTGAAGCTTTCAAAGCTGAAAATCCTGATGTTAATATTAGCGATCTTAAATTAAGTTTTAGAGAAATTAATAACTTTTCTCGTAATATTAATCAAGATTATATAGATAATCTTTATGATAGCGCTGTTTATAATATTGAACAACAAAAATATAAAAACAGTAAAGTTATTACTCAAAAAGATGCTGAAAAGAAAGCTGCTGAAAATAGAGCTCGTATGGAAGAAATGCGTAAGAGAGCTATTGATAAAGCACGTACTTCTATTATGAATAATCTTAAAGGAGATAAATCTGATGAAGTTTATAATTATTTAATTAATGGAGAACGAGGAACTTTAACTGACGATGAAATTAAGAATATTGATTTTGATAAACAAGTTCTTATAGCAGATGAAGGAGATAAATTTGGAGAAAGTATTAAAACTGAATATGAAAAGGTTAAGAAGCAACGCGGAGATATAACTGCTCCCGTTAGCCCCCCCGTAGGAGACATACAGCAATCTACACCTACTCCTATTTCAGCTCCTGTTGTTGAACCTACTTCAACTGCTACTACTGAAGCTCCTGCTCAGCCTAAACCAGTTCAACCTAAACCTGTTGAAAAGAAAGTTTCTATTGAACAAATCGTAGATACTGCTGCTGCTAAACAAGTAAATGATTTAGCTACTAAAATGGCTGAAACTAATGTTCCTGAATTTACTGAACAAGAACTTATAGACAATGAATTTAAAGTTGTTAAGCCATTTACTTATAAAGGAGAAACTTATCATAGTATTGAAATAATTCCTACTAATTATGGAACTACTATTAATATTGCAGATAAGAATGGTTTTGAGGAAAATATTACTCCTAAACAACTGCAATATTTAGTTGCTAATGGCTTTGTCTCTTCTACGGGTGTGGTGACACAAGCGACAGATGAAGTGCTTGAAAGTGCTATCGACGAAGAAAATATTAATGCAGTACGTGACAGATTTAATGCTGGTGTTGGTCTCGTAGAAGCTTATCTTAAAGCTACTGGAAGAGATTCTCAGATAGACGGTAAGACTAAATTATCTCTTGAAGATATGATGCGTTATCTTACTGATTCTGTAGGAGAAGTTATGGCTAAGAATTTATTCGGTGATGTTAAAGCTATTGTAGATTACATGGCTAATGTTAATCAGAATATTATTCTTACTGATAATAGAGATTTGCTTAATGCAAGTAATAATGCATTCATTGAAAAGATTAGTAAGCCTAAGATAGAAGAAATAGTTGAAACAGCTAAAAAGGATAATACTCCTGCTGTATTTCAAGCTTTTGTTACTAATAAGATTAGTGAAACTGAAATTAAAACAGATGAAGATCGTAGAAAATACGATGCTTTAATGACTATTAAGAATGGCGATAAGCTAACAGCTACTGTTAATGCAAATGGCGGAATAGATATAACTAATAATGATATTATTATAGCTACATTGCCAACTATAAATGTAGGTGAAACTGGTGCTTATCAAGTTACTAATGAATTTTGGAATTATAACATTAACCTTACTAACGATGGAACAAATAGATATATAGATCAGTTTATAGAAGATATTAAGAGTGTTCTTAATAATTCCGATAATGAAATTAATTATAATTTTCTTAATGCTTTAGAAAATCTTAGAGTTGCTATTAATATTGGAGATGATTCATTTACTAATTCTGCTCTTAAAGAATTATTAGATAATAAAGTATATGGGGATTTAATTAATAAATATGGTGCTAAAACTTCTTCAACAGAAGATACTCTTAAACAAGCTAAACATATTCTTAAATTGTTTGGTTATAATAATAACGTTGAAATTACTATGTATGCTGCCCATCCTATTATAGCTCAATCTCTTGATTATTGGGTAGATAAACTTGGTAGCAATTATTCTAACATAAATAATTTAAAGAATAATTTAGGTAAATATAATAATCAAGTTATAGTAAGTAATGTTACAAGCGGACGATTAATTAAGAACACTGATAATGAAGGTAAACCTAAATATAGTCCTATCACTGAAAATATTACTGCTGAAAATAGCGATGATTTTAAATTATATTTTCCTACATCTAACGGTATGCTTCTTGAAGAAGGTAATCCTAACGATGCTTTAAGTACAGATAGTACTTTTAGACAAGGTGAAATTGTTTTATTCACAAAAGATAGTAATGGAAATAAAATTCCTATTCATGTTTTTAATAATACTTTAGACGGAAAACTATATAAAACTACTTCTAATGTTAAACTTATATCAGATAGTATATATCAGACAATTTATAATGGTATTACACAAATGTTTGAAGGCAATGTTGCTACCATTGAAGAAACTGTACAAGTTATACGTAAATATGTTGGGCGTGGAAAACTCCTTTACGGGATTGATATCGTACCTACTGCTAATGGTTACGCTATTAATTTTAGTAACGGTCTTGACCTTTTTCTAAATTATAAAGGAGATACAGTATCTGTAGTTCCTTATTATAATAAACGTAGAATAACATATAAGAACAATGAAGGACGTGAATTCAATGTTGGGTATTATGCTCCTAATGCTGCAAATACTCGTTATAGTACAGCTGATAGTATTAAAAATATTAAAAGACTCGTAAATAGTTACGATAATGCTCTAAGAAATAATTATATGAAAGATGCTATTCTTAACAATGGAAAAGCAGGGCATGATTATGGATTAGATGTTATTAGTAATGATAAAGATGGTAATTTTGTTATTACTTTACCTAATGGAACAACTATAACGGATGGTACTTATAAAGATTATCTTATTAAGAATAATCTTATAGTTACAGATGTTGGAGCTGTTAAAGATAACAACGGTAATATATTGGGTAATTTTATTGAGTCTGGTGAAGGTATAGGTTTCGATAAGAATTTATATGTAACTTTAGATATTAATGCTAAAGAAGAAATTAAACCTGTTGAAACTAAAACTGAAATAATTGATACTAATGAAGCTAAAACAGCTATTAACAAAGGAAGAACTCTTACTGAAATAGCACATGCTTTTGGTATTAATAGCTATGATCCAGTTCTTACTTTACTTGAAGATTTAGGTATTAATATTTCTGCTAAAATTGAAAGCAATAGAGGATATCCTAATCGTAATGCTATTTATAATATTGATACGCATACTATTTCAGTATATAATAAGTTGTTTAAATTAGATCCTGATAGAGCTGTTAGAGTTCTTATACATGAAGGTCTTCATCATTATATTAGTCAATTAGATAATTATAATGAAATTTCTACTAAGTTTGAAGATGTTTACAATAAGTTTAAAGAAGCTATTGATATTCAAACTAATGAAGATATTAAATCTAATATGACTAAATATCTTGGCAATAAAGACGCTAAGACTAATCTTGAAGAATTTGTAGTAGAGTCTTTAACTAATAAAGAACTAATGAATTATCTTAATTCTATTGCTTATGATAGCAGTAAACCTGTTTCAGAAGGTAATTCATTGTTTAAGAAACTACTTGATGTAATGAAAGAATTATTCTTTAATGCTATTGGTATTAATGATAAATCTTTATTAGCTCAAGTTAATAGTATAGTTAATGAATTTGAAAATAATATTCGACAAGAGATAAGTAATGTTGAACAAACTATTGAGACAGAAATTGATGATAATATCACCCCCGTAGAAGAGACAAACATAATAGATATTGTATCTGATGATACTTCTGCTTTTGATGATTTTATTAGTGATGAATTTATTATGGAAAGTTCTGTTGATGAAGGTAATCAACGTGCTATGGGAAGTATTAATTCCTTGCTTAGTAGAATGAATGATTATGATAAAGATAGATTTAATTCTTTATATAATGATGGTATTCCGAATATAGTTTGTAAATGATAGTATTTATTTAAAATATTATCTTATATTTGCCTCAGAATAAGCCTATTCTGAGGCTTTTATTTTAATATTAATTCTAAAACATGTAATCGTATGGCTTGTGATTTTAATTCGTTCAGTAGTCCTAAAACTGGTACTGAATCAAGGCTCTCACAACTGTTATTCGAGCGATTGAATAACAACAAATTAGAAGTTAGTTCTATTTATGGAACTGCAACTGATAACAAATTTATTGAATGGTTTAAAGCTAATGATGGTTTTGACTATGATGTTGACAACATTGATGGTAGAAGAGTTTCTACTCTTATTAAGAAAGTAAAAGAATATCAATCTAAAGTACAATTTAGAGTTGGTAAAGAACGTAATGTTCCTTCTAATAGGAGTACAGTATTTCCTACTATTGATATGGAAAATCATGCTGTAAATGTTCTTGTAGATAAATATTTAGCTGCCGAAGATTTTATTAAAGCTAAAGGTTTAACTAATAGTAAAGATACTATTAAGAAAGTTCTTATTAGTACACTTAATGCACATAGAAATAAATCTAACTTAACTAAGAATCAGAAAGAGTTTGTACTTAAAATGATGAATAGTGTTATGAATGAAGATGTTATATTTCAAGCAGTTCTTCATAATCCTAAAACTATTCAATTAAGTAAGGAACTTAATGTATTTGACCAAGACTATGTAGCTATTAATGAAGATGAAGTAATATCTAATGAACATACTAATAATGATGAAGGATATTCTAAAGATTGGGCTGATAGTATTGGTGAAAATAGAACTACTGATAAAACTATTAGTAGACAAGTTCGTAGAATATTTGAACTTACTAAGAAAGTAGATTCTATTGAGAAAGTAGATGGTAAAAATGTTTATGATTATTCTAATAATACATATTCTGGAATAGCTGAAACTATTAATTTTAATGATTATTTCAGAAGTATTATGAATAATGCTAACTTTGATAATGTAGATGCTTTTGTACAATCTCTACATGAAATAGCTCGTACTATTCCTGATAGAATGGCTCTTGAAGAAATAGCTGATAGATGTGAGACAGATCTAAATCTAAGAAATTTATTATATGTTAATTTTAATCAACCTATTATTAAACGTAATGAATATGCTGTTAATGAAGAAGGTGGTGAAGTAAGAAGTGCTAATCCTAATGCTTCTCCTGAATTAGTTCTTAGAAATAAGATGCTCGCTTCTGTTAATAATTCTCTTAGTATTAATATTAGCGGTATTCCTAATTGGCTTAAAGCTATTAAGTTTAATATAGATAAGAGTAATTTTGATAAACCTATTAAAGTTGCTGCAAATGTTGAATTTAAAAATGTCGTAGATGCTATTACTGAAATATATAAATATTTTGATTTAGGTATTGATGAAGCTGGTATTAGAAATTATTTAGCTAAAGCTGAAGGAACTAATGAACAAAAGATTAATTTTATTTATAATAATCTTAATAATATAGTTTCTAATATGCTTGAAGCTATTTCAGCTAATAATAACAATAATGATAAATACAATGAATTAGGCAAGAAATGGTTTAGAGATAGAAATGCTGCTATTGAAGCTGGACAACCTGTTCCTGAAAGATATATGCCAGAACAAGGTGAACTTGAAACTGTAATTAAAGATAAGTTTATTTCTCTTATTGTTTCTACTGCTGAAACATTTGCTCCTTATCAAGATATTAAAACTGAATTTAATAGTAAAAATATCGAAGGAGAACTTGTTGGAGATACTATTAAACAATCTTATCTTACAAGATTCTTTAGTAGAATGAAAAATAGAATTAGTGCTGAACAATTTTTTAGAACTAAAACTAAGTTTCAGCAATATGAATTAAGTAATATTCTTTATGAAGTTACAGATAATAATGGAAACGTTATTATTCCAGGTATGCTACGTTTTAACGGTAAAGATTATGAACTTACTCCTTATTATAAATTTTTAGATTTAGAATTATTTAATGGAGCTAAAGATACTACTCTTAATACTAATGCTCCTTATGCTTCTATGTCTAAAGCTGACTTTGATATTACAGCTATTGGAGAGTTTCAAAATGTTGGATACGGAAATACTCAACGTTTAGGAGATAATACTAATAAAACTTTTAATGTTGCTAAGTATTTCATTCAAACTCCATCAGATGCTCCTAAAACATTTGTAATTAGTAGTTATAAATTAGGTATTAAAGGTTTGATTAATAAAGATAATAGCATTAATCGTTCACATCCTATTTATAATGCTCTTAATAGAATACTTCAACAAGAAGTTATAGATATGCGTCAAGCTTTTGAAACTATATTTGAGTTTGACGAAACTGGAACTATTGTATATGAAGAAACTACAAGTAAAGATTGGGGCAAACAACTTAAACCTAAATTTAAGACTAATATTAAAGATCTTTATAAACAATATCATTATAATGGAGAAGTTATCAAAAATGGTAAACTTACTGGTAATGTATTTGAGTTTTGGAATCTTCTAATAGATCATAATAATCATAATGATGTAAATGTTAATATAAATAATGCAATAGATAAGAGCGTGGAAGGTATGCGAGATTTCCTCTACGGGGGTGCTACGGATGAAGTGCTTAATAATTATCTTGATAATTATATTAGAGTTAAAACTGATGAAGCTGTAAAATACTTTTCACAATATAAAGAAAATATTGATAATTATAGTGATGATTTAGCTCGTGAATTAGCTCTTAATTATACTATTCAATACGATAACTTTGCTAAAATGTTTAGTGGTAATCCTAAGTTCTATAAAGATACTCGCGATACTATTAAACGTAATAAAGAAGTTCAAGGTAGTGGTATAAGTTATGCTGCATTTGGAATAGATAATTTCGATATTATGGACGATAAAGTTCTTGGCAGAATTAATGTAGGTCCTAAAACTATCGAAGTTAGTAAAGCATTTAGATATGTTACTGTTAAGAATACAGTTAAACCAAGTTCTGAACTTGAAGGTATTGTTAAACGAATGAAAGACGGTAATGTTCCTGACAATATTATTGAATTTATTACAGGAAAATATAGTTCATTAAGTAAAGTAAATGATGCTCAATCATATATTACGCTTGACGAATTCGTTCGTCGTATATGGTTATCAGGTGAATATAATAATTATAAGGATACTATCGAAGCTTTATATGATGAAAGTAAACCTATTGATTATGATAAGTTAGGTAAACTTATTCAAGTTCAAAAGAACTTTTATTATGATTTACAAGTAGACGCTAATCTTAATCTTGAAGTTCCTACTCAGATTAAAAATGCTGAATATGTTCTTATTCCAAGATTCTTAGGTGATAGTGAGTTAAGCGTTCTTAATAAAACTATGCTTGATAATGGTATAGGTCAAGTTAATACTGTTGAAACAGAGAAAGCAGGTCAAACTAAAATGCTTACTTTTTGGAATGATGAAGGTCTTCTAACTACTTCTAATTATGATAAGTTTATAGATGATATAAAAACTTCTACTAAGATAGGTTTTTATAGTTCTCTTTATAAACAGCAAGATACTCCTCAACATATGAAAGCTAAGAATAAAGCTGGCGTTCAGATTGTAAAGAAGATGCTCGATAATCTTAAAGGAGATAGAGGAGAATATTATAGAAATAAATTCTTTAAATTATTTACTGCTAATATTCAAGATTCTTATGAAAATCTTGTAGATGAATTAGGAGTAGAAGTAGATAAGAGTGGCAATGTAGTTATTAATCCTGATACTGGTAGACCTAATATAAATTATGATAAATTCTATGAACTTATAAAAGATGAATTTAATAGTCTTGGAGTAGATAGTAATATGATGGAATATGCTACGCTTAATGAAGCTGGTGTGCCTAATATGCCTAACTATATGCCAACAGTTCGTAGAAAGATTATGTCTGTATTTCAATCAGTATTTACTAATAATGTTACTGTTCAGAAACTTCCTGGTTTCCACGCAGCTCAGGTTACTAATGTAGGTTTTGAGAAAGCATATGGACAAAGTAGATATGAAGCTGAAACAGGAGATATTCATAGAAAATTACGTTATCACCCTGATGGAAAAGATTATATGGAAGTATTATTACCTAAGTGGTCTAATGCTCTCGATAGTCTTAAAGATAAAGATGGTAATATAATTAAAGAATTTACTATTGAAGATTTACAAGCAGCAGGACTTGATATGATGATTGGTTATCGTATTCCTACTGAGGGTAAACAGTCTGTTGTTAAGATGAAAGTTGTAGGATTCTTAGATGAATCTCAAGGTTCTACTATTATTGTTCCAGATGATTTTGTAGCGCAAACTGGTTCTGACTTTGATATTGATTCTGTTTATGGTATTTATCATGAATTTAAAAGAGTTGGTAATAATTTAGTTAAGATTAAATATACAGATAGTGAAGAAGATTTACTTTATAGATATAAGAATTATATTGATGAAAATATAACTAAAGCTATTCGTAAAAAGTATGATCTTAGAACTTCAGATGAAGATGTAGAACGTCTAAAGCAAGAATATTCTGCTTTTATAGATGCTCAAAATAAAGAAAATGAAGTTTTATTAACTAATCAAGTTAAAGATCTTATTAAAGCTGAGAACGAAATTTATAAAAATAGTTCTGATAGAGTTAAAAAAGCTATTAAAAGCGTAGATAATGCTATTAAAGAAAAAGATATAGAAATATCTTATAAAGAAAAGATAGATTTATATATTGATATTCTTGATTCTATTAAGAATGATAAAAATGTAGATAATACTGGACTTCAAGAGCTATTAGATATTTATAATAAGATTAAAGCAGTTCAAGAACTTCAAAGTGATTTTAGTGCTGCTAAAAGAGAACAGTATCGCAAAAATGTTGGAGCTGAAATAGCTGCTTTATTTGAAGCTAATTATAAAAAAGCTTTAGAGAATAGAGCTAAAGAACTTGGATTAGAAAGTTTAAAAGAATTTGCTAATAAGCCAATAGAGTTTCAGAATAGTAGAGCTGCTCGTAATAATGGAATACTCGATACATTCCTTGATATTATGCGTTTACCTGATACTTCTGAAGAGAATTTCATGTCTTCTAACTTTGATGATATTGTAGTTGCTAAAAGAAAGATTTATGATATTCTTGGATTAAGTAAAGAATGGATTGATATTAATAGTTTTATTGGTCAATCTAATTATCGTAATCAAGTAATGTCTGGAGCTACTCTTAAAGCTATTTCTGTTAAGCGAGATGGTTTCTGTTCTATTAGTAACGTTGCTAAAACTACTGTTAATAGCGGTAAAGCAATTAAAGTAATTTATAGCGGTATCACCCCCGTAGAAGGCATGGCACAGCTTAAAGCTACTTATGGAGATAATAACGTTATTGATCTTGGTAATGGTAAAGTTGAAGTAGTTCATGATAAACTTGGTTGGTCTCTTAATGATAATCGTAATATTGAAGGTAAACTTCTTACTGTTTATAGTTCTGAGACAACAGCTCTTATTCTTGATGGTGTAAAAGAAGGTGGTATTATCAATGTTAATACTTATACATTTGATGTATTTAAGACTTTCATTGATTTAGGTATTGATTATGAAACTGCTATTGCATTTATTGCTCAGCCAGGAGTTACAGAAATAGTCAAACAAAATGATTCTGTTAATTCTATTTATAACAATAGTAGATTTAATCCTATTGGTGCTGCTTTAAAAAGTAAACTTGTAGAGTATATTAAAGCTAATGTTAAGCCTGACGTTAATGAATATACTAAACTTAAAGATTTGCTTGTAATGGCAGATATTAAAGATAGTGATTATAAAGATTATTCTATAGATAAAGAAGGACTAAAAAAGAGTCTTGTACCTTCATCTAACGCAAAAGAAAATCTTATAAATGATCTTAGAGTTATAGATCAATTTAGAAGATATAAAGCTCTTGCAGATAAAGTAGGTCAACATGCTAATGTTATGAATACTGATAAGTTTGGTGCTGGACAATCTATATACGATGCTAATAAACTTCTTAATAATATTGAAGGTCTTAAGAATAGTAAAACTAATTGGTTATATAGTAGTGTAAATAACCAACCATTAATTAATGCTATATATCCTAATAGCGATAATGTAATGGATTCAGTATATCCTTCTCTTAATGCTCAGTTAAAGTATTCTACTAAAGGTAGTATTAATATTACTAAGAATATGTTTGTTACTGAGAATGAACAGTTTACAGCGTTAAAGAATATGCTTCCTAATGCTGCTGATGAAAAGACTGTTTATGCTTTTGAGAATTATGTTATAGCTAAAGCTATGAATACTACTGATTTTATTAATTCTAATATATTAGTAGATAAAAATGGTAATATTACTAATAATGTTACTTCTACTGATATTACTGGATTAGAAAATCGTAGAAGAATTAGTGGTTATAGACAAAAGATTGTTACTGATTTTGATTTTAATGATTATAGTTCTGAGAATGTAGATAAGTTTATGATGTTATCTCCTGCTAATAAAATACTTCTTTTGAAGAATAAAGTAGATGGAGATTCTATTCTTGATTATCTTATTCCTGAATTGCTTGATAGTCGTAAAGCAAGTAAAGGTTTACAATCTGGTCATAGAATTGTTGTTAAAGATAATTCTACATCTGTTGAACAACTATATGAATTATTTAGAGATTTGTATTATAATGATAATCCTTTCTTTAAAACTGCTGCACAAGATTTAGTTCGTTATGCAGTAGTAGTAGAAGGTCTTAATTATAATTATAATTTTGTTAGTAAGATTATTCCTGCTGAGATATTATATAATGATTATTCTAAGCAAGGAACTAATATAGTTAATCATACTAATGAATATCTTAATACTAATTTAATAGCTAATAGCGATAATATAGTAGATGGATTTTTTAGACAATATCAAGATAGTAATATTATAACTAAATTTGTTAATAAATATAATCCTAAGACTAAACGTCCTGCTATTATATTTGATAGATTTGGTAGTGATATAGCTGTAATAGATAATACTACTGCTGAGGAAGTAGGACTTATTCGTAAAACAGATGCAGTAGATAGTAATGGAGAAGCTATAGTTAATTATGCTCGTTATATTAAGACTAACAAATATGTTAAAGGAGTAAAGAACCCTAAACTTAATCTATATAAAGTTACATATAATGAAGATGCTGTTTATATATATCCAGTAAATTCATTAGAACGTAATGAAATTGGAGAAGTTTCAGTAAATTCTGATAATAATAAATATGCTCAGTCTGATGTATATGAAGGTCTTATAGAACAAAATAATTTTGGAGAGATAGTTCTGCCTAATAATCTTAATGCTCTTGAAAGAGCTCGAATGAATGTTGGTAGAAATTATACTAAAGTTATTAATACTGGTGAAGCAAGTCAATCGTTGCTTAATAAGTATGCTACTATTGCTACAAGTTATGTTATTAGTAATACTAATAATAATCCTACTGAAAGTGATAGAGTTGTATTTGCTAATATTGGTAAATTAACTGAGAATGTGTTTAATGGTATTGATAAAGCTATTATTAATAGATCTAAGATTATGTTCTATGATAATAATAACGCTATTAGAGTTATTAATTATTTAGAAGATAAAGGATATACTAATTATCAAGTAATTGGTTACAATAGTAATTCTGCTGCTGGAGCTAAGATTAACGAACTTAATCGTAAAGATGCTATTGCTGAGAGAGAAAGAATTGCTTCTGAATATAAAGCTGCAATGGTTAAACTTAATACAGACAATGGCGCATATCGACAATTCTATACGCAAATGCAGGGTTTCTCAGGCACTTTCGGCTTAATCAATAGAGTAGATAGTCAAGGCATAAATTATGCCACCATGACAAGCCAAATGGCATCTACGCTTGGATTGACTGAGGGTTTGTCGGCTACCATGAACGTAAACGGAAACGAGTACCTTATTACTAATATAGGTTATGTTACTAATGTTAGTTATAAACTTCTAAGCGATTATAAACGTAGTGCTGATAATGCTAAACTTCTTGATGAAGTCGTTAAACCAGCTTTAGCTAAAGAGAAATTTCATTATACTAATTTAGTTAGAATTGAACGTTATGATGATGCAATAAATAATGAAGTTGAAAATAGAATAATGGAATCTTCATTAGAAGAAGTTGATACTAAAATTAATGAATTTATTACTGACCAAGTTCAATCTATTAATACTACTCTTAGATTTAGTGATAGTAATATTGCTAAAGAAGTTAAGAAGCAGTTTAGATTGTTGAATATTGATAGAAATAATAAAGTTTCTCTTAACGATAGTTTAAGATCTACTGCATTAGCTACAACAGCATTATTTATTGAACAACATACTAATCATCTTATGAATAAGTTTAATAACTTTTATAAAGATCTTAAAGGTAATGTTTATTCAATTAATAATCCTAAGCTCTATGACATATTGATTGATAATGATGAACTTCAAAATGCTTTTTCTAAATTATTATTGGATGTAAGTACATTCCTTAATGATAATGAATCAATTAGTAGACTTGAAGAATATGATAATAATACTATTAAAAATGCTCCTATTGAAGAACGTAGAGCTTTGATAGATGCTAATCGTAGTATTGCTACTATTAAAGAATTATATAATGCAGTAGGAAGTATTAGAAATAAAGCTAATGCTGCAAGAGATATGTTCTTTGATAAAGTTATTGGTAAACTTTCTACTAATCCTATTATTCAATCAGAATTGAATAGTATTATTACTCCTTATAAGGATGAAAGTACATTCCAATTATGGTTTACTGATGCACAAGAATCTAATGTTTCATTAATTCAAGTTGTATTGAAAAAAGTAATGAATCATCTTAGAACTGCTGAACTTAACGCTGTCGATAAAGTTAATGATTTTAATAATAAACTTAATGCTATTAAAGAAAAAGCTCCTGAGCTTAGCATTAATGATATTATAGATGAAAAAGGTAGACTTATTCAACAATATAGTGATAAGTTATTAGAAGATATGATGACTCTTAGAGAGAAAGCTCAAGAAGCTAAATATGAATTTGGTCCATTATCTCAAGAATATCATATGGCTAAACGTGAATATGATACTTTCTTAACTGAAAATATAGATAGAGAATATAGATATGATTATTATAAAGATGCTTTAGATGCTGATAAAATTCTTGATGAATTTCCTAATGTTAGACGTAAGATTAAAGAAATAAGACTTAAACAAAGTGAAATACTTTCTAATCTTATTAATAATGATTATAGTACACTTAGTGATAATGAAATTAAAGAATTAAAGAAACTTGCTTCACAACTTAATGCTTTGCGTAGAACTGTTGATTATACTACTGGTATGCCAGCAGATAATTATGAAGAAGCTATTGCTGCTGATAGATATTTAACTGCTTTAGATGCTTTTAAAAAATTCTATTTTGAAACTACTGAAAAAGAAGGTTTTAGAAAGAAGCTTAATGAACATCTTAAAACAATTAGTACTCTTGAAGCTACTTTAAGTGAAGATGAACTTGAAAATTCAGTAGATTACGTTAGAGCTAAGAAATGGATTGAAGCTAATACTTATAGAAAAGTATCAGAAGATTTACAGAAAGAAGTTAATGATGCTTTTGCTGCTCTTAAAACAATTAGTCCTTTTAATAAAACGTTTAGAAAACTTGCGGAAGGTAAATACGATAATGACGGAGTAATAAACGGAAATCTATTTACTGATGCTGAAGTAGATCTTATTCGTAAACAAATGCTTGCTGGTTATAAGAGTGAAACTACAAATGAAGGTGTTGAAAAACTTATTCGTAGTAAAATAGGTAATGATACTAATGTTTATAAAAGAGCTTTCTATAATGGTATCAGAAATACTAAAAAGGATAAACAGTATTTTGATTTAGTTAGACAAGCTAATGAAGTTCTTATTAAGTATTATGATCCTGTTAATCAAAGAATTAAAACAGCTGATATGTCTATTGAAGATATGCAGAAACTTAATCGTATTTACGATGATATTCAAGCTGTTACTTATGCTTATAATAAGGAAAGTAAAACTATAGAAGATGTTGAAAGAGCTAAATTCATACATTATAATGTTGATTTTGTATATGATACTGCAGAATATAATTATCAATATGAATTAGCTAAAGCTAAAGGTGCTGAATATGAAAAAGCTTGGCTTGAACTTAACTTCAAATATAATCCTAATGAAGATACTGTTACTCCTAATAGTTTTCTTTATGGTTATATGAAACCTGATGAAAAATGGATTGATGTAGAAAAGACTAATGCTCGAAAAGTTATTGCTGATAATATTGAATTTAAACCTACTAAATATTATTGGAGAAAACTTAGAGAAGAACTTGCAAAAGCTCCTGCTGAAGTTAACGAATGGTATAAAGCTAATCATGTATTTAATCCTAATACACAACGTTATGAACCTATTCGTATTTGGCAAACAATGGAATATAAAGATAAGTCTAAGATTAGCAGAGAGCCTAAGTCTAAATGGTTAGAAACTAAAGTTAAAGCTGAATTTAGAAATCCAAAATATGAAGAAGGAAAAATTAGTGTACATACTGGTAATTACGATTATATTAATCCTAAATATGATTCAGTTGTTAAAGCTGATACGCCTATGGCTGAACTTTATGACTTAGTTAATGATACTCTTAACGAATTAGTTCATGATAAACGTAGTAAGAGTTTTATTAATAAAGGTTATATTCCTGCTGAGGCTATTAAACAAACTAAAGAAGGATGGCAAGATTATAGAGATTCAATTCTTAGAAGCTTAGGTATTTATGATACTCCAATGAAGTCTGAAATAGAAGAACAATTTGGTAAACGTAACGTTAATATGCCAATGCTTTATAGATTACAACAAACTCCACTTCTTAAAGTTAGACTTCAAGGAGATAATGAAACTGACGCAGAATACGCAGAATATCTTAAAGATGTACATGCTAAAAATGCTGAGATTCGTAAACAAAATGATGAAGCTCACGTTAAAGCAAGTAATCAAAATTATGATGAAGTATTCTCTAAGTTTATTAAAGAAGCTATAAAGTTTAATTCTATTCAAGAAAGTTCTCTACTTATGCGACTTACACTTGAAGAATTAGAAGCTATGAAGTTCTATAAGAGAAATAGTAAAGGCGAGATTATGTATGATAATGCTAAATCATTTATTACTGGACGTCAAGAAGCTGCAAAAGTTAATACTAATAATGCTGCTGAACATTTCAAATCTCAGATGAAGAAACTTATTTATAATGAATTTGAACTTGATGAAGGTAAATGGAGTAAATTTTCTCGTGCTGCAAGAGCTATTACTTCTGCTAAATTTATGATGCTTAACTTGACTGGCGGTGTTAGTAACGTTCTTACTGGCGAAAGTCAAATTCTTATGGAGACTTTTGCTAAAGAATTTTTAGGTAATTCTGATTATCAATTTGGTGTTAATGAATATAGAAAACACATTACTGCTTATTTTGCTAATGCTGAATCAGAAAAATCTACTGATTTAGTAGATGCTATAATTAAACGTATTGATGTTCTTAATCTTGATAGTCAAACTGATATAGGCGGAGGAGAAGAATCATCTTTAGCAAGAAAAGCTATGAATTATGCTTATTTCCAACAAAGTGCTGGTGAACATTTTATGCAAAATAGTACTCTTCTTGGAATGATGAATTCACATAGAATACTTAAAGATGAAAAAGGTAGAGGTAAGGCTATAACATTTGAACAATATAGTAGATATATTCGCGGAGAAGCATTATCTAAGATTCTTAAAGATTATGATAGTGCAGCTAACACTAATTTATCTGAACGTTTTGATGAATTTGTAAATAGTCTTAAAGAACCAGGTAATGAATCTGAGAAACAGAAATATGTATATTTTAGTAAAGATGTTGTTACTGAATTTTTAAAAGTAGTACCTAACGAAGTTAGAAAGAATTTCATTAAAGAAGTTAAAGATAGAACTAAAACAGCTAAATCTGAATTTGAAAGTCTTGAAACTTTATATTCTCAAATGGAACTTAAAGATGGTATCGCTCAATTAAAAGAAGGTAGCGGACTTACTAATAAAGATATAGCAGCTTTTAGAAATAAAGTTATATCTGTTAATCATAAGATTCATGGTATTTATGATAAGATAGGTGCAGCTAAAGCTCAAGGAACATGGTGGGGAGGTATTGCTTTCCAATTCCATAAACATATGATTCCAGGTTGGGCTAAACGTTATGGTTATATATTCGGTAAAGGTATTTATAATGAAGCTCGCGAAGCTGTAGATAAAGGTTCTTATATTAGTACTTGGGAATTTCTTGCTACTCCATTTAGAAAAAGAAGTAGCTTAATGAATGACCCAGAAATTGAAGCTATTGAAGGATGGCGTAAATTTGGTAAGAATATTATAGAATTTGCATCTAATGCTAAAGTATATTATAATATACTTCCTGAATATGATAAAGCTAATATTCGTAGAACTGCTGCTGAAATATGCGGAGTTATGGGTTCAGTATTACTATTTATAGGTGCTCGTCTTATGTGGGATGAAAAAGAAAAAGATACTCAACTTGCAGATTATCTAATGTATTGGGGAGATAGATTAGCTTCGGAAGGACAACAATATACTCCTATTGGAGCTATTCAAGAAGGTAAAAAGTTATATGCTAATCCTGTTGCTGCATTTGCTAATATTAAAGATGCAATGACTGCATTTGAAGCTGTAACTCAATATATGTTTACTGGAGATGAAAATAAGCTTGTTTATACTTCTGGTATTAATAGAGATAAAAATAGACTTACTTATATGCTTCAAAAACAAATACCTATTTATAATCAATATCTTAAACATGAACGTTTAGGAAAGAATAATAATTATTATAAAACTGGTAATAATATTATTGGTTATCTTCCTCTAAGAGATTGGATTGATAGTCTTAAATAAATTGATAAAAGTGTAGAAGTAGATAAAGTGTTACTTCTACACTTTTTTCTTTATTTTATTTGCAGTTCTAAATATAATTCTTATATTTGTGTATCCGAAAGTTGATAAGCAATAATGCTAATCATAAAACAAGTTCTCCATTTTGTGCTGAATCTATTTGTTTATTTAGGGTTATTTGTAAGAATCGTGACTATTGAACTTGGCGATATTAATAGTAAGTAATAGCTATTATTTGTTATTCATTTTGTTTTGATTGGTTTTATTGTGGCTATCCCCGATGACGTAACTGTTGTCGGGGATTAGTTTTTTATAGATGTTCGTAATAGTAATGAAGTAGATAATGATGAATAGTGGTACAGCGCTCGATGTCTCCTACGGGGGTGCTCCGTATCAGCCGTGACAGCCATTTTCAGCCTCACCGTTAAACGATTATTTTTCAGACGATTAACGTATCGTCTAATCTGGAACACCCCCCCGTAGGAGGCAGCAACACATGTCTATCGTAGCGTCCTCTCGACCAGTAAAAAATAAATGCCCGCACAAGCACGAGGCTTAATACGAGCATTAAGTTAATATCTAAAATCAACATCTGTATTAACATTAGTTTGAACACCAGCAATTATAAATGAAGCAACAAATAGAATAACAGTTATAGTAATTATAATCCAAATTATTCCATATTTGCTATTACCTATATTTAGTTTGTCACATAGACAAAGAGCTGCAATAACTCCTAAAACTCCAATAAATATTTCCATAATATTAATTTAAATAAAAAGAGCGACACCATTACTGGCATCGCTCCTAAGTATAACATATAAATGATTATTTATTTATTCAGTAAGTTTTCTATATTCTTGAATATCGTAGACGTATTTAACTAAATCTTCTACTTCAGTATTAGGATTATCAAATAGATCTAAAAATCTATCATCTTCTTGTTCAGTCATTTGAACAATAGTAATACTTATATCATTAGCTATTTCAATAGCATCTATAAGATCTAACATAAGTTCATCGACAGTATTTTCAGGTTTACATTTTTCAGTTAAACCTAAAAGATTATCAATAATACTACATACTTGTTTTCTTATTTCTTCTATTTCCATATTATTCTATTGGTTTCCAATGTGTAACATACATATTAACATATCTATTTTGTTTAATAGATGATTCATATTTAATATTTTCAATACCAAAAGCTTGATTATTAATATCATCATTTATAGGATAAAAATAATTACCTCTACAGGATAGTCAGTTCCATATTCTTTAAGTTTAACTATAACCCAATCATATTCTAAATTAGAAGGTAAAGCATCTTTAACAGAAGTCCAAGAATTATTTTTACCAATTACTAAAGCGCTTTTAAGTTCAAAATACATCCAAAATACTATACCACAAACGAACTGAGCATATACTGGAATATATAAATCTAACCATTTAAAAACAATTCTAATAAAAATCATAGCAAATGCTGCTCCTATCATTGGAGTAAGAGATAAAATAAATTTTATTATCTTTTGTATCTTCATTTTAATCTTTATTTAAATATTATACTTCGAAAAATTCATAAGTCTTTTCAAAAATATCAGGCTTACAAGGATAAAATTCTCCATTTACACCTTTAATAATATAATCGCCATTTTTAGCTTCCATTTTCCCTTCTAATGTATAAATATAAAGAGAAGCTACTTCCGGTTGATATATAAGTATTTCAGCAACATTATTTCTATAATGTATAGGAGCAGCTTTACTATTTATTAATTTATACTCTTCTGTTAAACCTAAGAAATTCATTACTGGAACTTCTGCTCCAACAATGAATCTAACAGCTTCAATAACTACTGGTCTCTTTCTATACTTTGCCATAATTTGTTATTATTTTGTAAATACTACGTTATTATTATCGTATTGTCTATGAAGTTTAATATGTCTATCTACATCTCTAATAGCTTTCTTAATAGAAATTTTAGGAGTAAGTCCAACAATTCTATACACTAAGCCAACACCATCAGTAACTATAATAGTAGGAAAATCGCTAACATTATATTCATTAGATTCTTTTAAATCTTTAGCTTCACGTTTAGCAATCATAAAAGCTCCTACTTCAAGTTCTTCTAAACATTCTAATACATTGTTCCACACTGTATTACATGTGGAACAAGTATCAGAATAATAGAATATAACATTCAATTTAAGCTTCTTCATCTTTATTTTCTTCTTGCTTTTTAGCACGATATAAATCTTCTTGAAGCATAAATCCAAGTAAATACCAAACTTCATCAACAATTTTCTTCATACAAACTTCCTTGCCAATTTCTTCACTATAATTAGCAGGATCTACACATGTAGTAGATTTTCTAACAGTGAATCCATTACGTAGTAAAGCTGTAACATAAGTAGTTGGTTTACCAAATTCTACACGAGTTTCAACAATTATATCAGAAATAGCATTTTTTACTTCTTCGGGGGTTACTATATTTTTATTCATAATTTCTATTTATTTATTATATAACATTATTATTATTTTCCTGTACTTCCGTGACCTCCAGTACCTCTTTCAGAAGCAGATAATTCTTCTACTTCTTCAAATATAACTTTAGGATAAGGAATAACTACTAATTGAGCAACTCTATCACCTACTTTATAAGGAGCAGATTCTTCCCAATCAATTTCAATAAGCTCATTATCTTTATAGTTAGAACTAATAGCTATATTAGCATCTGAAATATTATCAACTATTTCTACAACATCATTTCTAACATCTACTAAAGCATGTGTTAATTCAACTATTAACTCAGAGATTTCTTTAGAAGTTCTAAGTTTATAACAAATAAGAAGTTCTCCTCTATAACCGCTATCAAGTATTCCAACATGATTAGTCATATAAGCTTCTGTGTTACGATTAGAACTTCTTGGGAAAAGTAACATACCATAACCTTCAGGAACTTCAAAAGTTAAACCAGTATGATAAATATAACAATCTCTTGATGCGTCATATTCCATACTTGTAGCTACAAGATCCATTCCCATATCGCCAGGTTTAGCATAAGTAGGTATTACAGCATTTTCAACAAGTTTCTTAATCTTAACGTTAACTTCGTTCATAATTTAATTTGATTTAAAATGATTAATAATATATTATACATAAGCTGCTTCTAAAGCATTAGCCATAGCAGTAGCTTTACTTCCAAATAAAAGTCCTTCAGTTCTTTTTTCTCCTGCCATATTATCTACATTAGAATAATATCCAGTAATAGCATTATACGCTCCCCAAGCAGTACCTCTAATTTCTCTTTGACCCGGACCATCAAGATAATATTCAAAACAATCTACCATTTGATTAACTTTACGCATATTTAATTCAGTATTCTGAATAGCATATCCGTTTCTATTAAATATAGACATAAGTTTAGTATCAGTAGATTTAACTCTTTCAATATCTTTATCGGTCAAGAAATGATTAGCAATATAAGCTTGAACTTCATCATCAGTTACAGTTATATTTGCAATAGCATTATAAATAGTAGCTGTTTCTACTCGCATTTTCTCAGCAATACCAAGAATATCTTTACCAGTAAGAATTCTTTGATGAACAGATTGAGTATGTTTAAATCTAACATAATTTTCAGCAGTTTTAATAGCACGAGCTAAAGTATTTTTACATACAACTCTAATAGGAGTAAATAAAATACTTACACTACCAGAACCATCATGACTATTAGTAAACATAAGATATTCATCGCAAGGATCATCTTTAACTACAATATTATTAGGTAATTTAACTGCTACAAATACTTTTTCTCCATTACCAAAGAATCCAGCACGTTGGAAGATAGCTTTATCTTTACCAATAGCATCATCAAAGAAATTAAATGCAGCAGTATTCTGAACAACTTCATATTTACCTTTAACAATACCTAATGGAATATTCTTATCTGTACGATAAGTTGAGAAAGCATTAGGACAATCACGATAAATATTTTGACCATGAACAAAAGCAGATCCTGCATTAATATCATCTAATACTTTATCAATATCATTAGTATCGATATACATTTTAGCAGCTAAAGGACACTTCTCAACAATATAGTTAAGACCAGCTTTTTGCATTACTTCTTGAGCTGTTGTACAATCACTAACATCAACACTCCCTGGATGTAAATCCCAAGGAGTGCCTTTAACATTATATCTTGCCATTATAATTCAGTTTGTTTAATATATTCTAATTCTATCTCAATTTTACGAAAAGCATCTTCAAAAGTGCAATGATCTTCAATCATTACTTTTCTAATAAGATCTTTAAGTAGATCAGCTATTTCATTTACATTCATAATTTATTTAATACTAAGTGAATAATTTGTACATTTTTTAGCTATATTAAGATCACCTTTAGTTTCCATAAAATTCTTACAAGTAGTCTTACTTGTAATATTTTCAATAGAAGCTATATAATCAAAACTAAAATAAGTATTTATAATATCTGCAAAAGATTTACTAAATATCTTATTAAAGTTAAACTTAAAATCAACACTAAGTTCAATAGCTTCAAAATCTGCTTCAGTAAGTCTATAATATAATTTATTACCATCAGCATCTATTTCATCGCTTTCAAGTAAATAACTAACTTCAGGGTCAGAAATAATACAACTGGTTACCATATTACATATATCTGAAATACTAAAATCATCTACTCCTACAACATCATTTTCCCACGAACTTCTAAGAATATCAAATGTTTTATTAATAATAACTCTAATAAGAGATTCATTTAGTTCAACACTACTTGAAGGACGAGCACTAATTTTATAAGTAGGACCTTCTATAAATTTAGTTCCAGTTTTACTACTATTACCAAACATATTAATAGCATCTACAAGAGTAGTAGCTAATCTCTTTCTTTTATTTTCTTGAGTCTTCTTAAATGCTTGACAACGAGATATTTCTTCTTTAGAAGCAGCTATCTTACTATCTAAGTCTTTAATTATATCGAGATAACTTTTACCTTTAGCAGCAAGTTCTTCTTGACTAATAACTAACTTTTCTTCAAGTTCAGGAGTAATTTCTCCATCATTTTCATAGATTTCATCAAGTATTTGATAAATCTCAGATTGAATAGTAAATAAACTTTTTCCCATAATTATAATGAATTTTTAAGATAAACGTATTTAGTAGTAATTTTACCACATACAGTACAACGAGATACATAAACCTTACCTACAATGTGAGTAGAAGGATATGGAGCTACAATATCCTCAATTTGTATAAGCTTGGCTCTATGAATACCAATAACACAATGAAAAGAATCCCATCTTTTAGACGGGACTAATTCGTTAACTTCTTTATTACAATTCTCTAAATTCATATCCTAAACCTTTAAGTTCGTTTCTAATCATATCAGCTATTATAAAAGCATTTGGATGCGGTTTGCCTGTAACACCATAATAACGCAAATCAAGAATATTTCTCCATTCTTCTACTGTATATGTATAAACACATATAGTAGCAGTATCTAATGGTAATTTACCTCGAGCATCTTGTCTAAGCATACCTTCTTCTATAAGAAGTTTATATGTTTGAAAATCTACAACACATCCATCAAGATATGTATCTACCATCCAATCATAATAACCTTTTTTATCTATTACTTTTATATTAACTCGTTTTTTATCTACGATAGTATTATTTATTTTAAATACAGATTTACCATTTAAATCTCTACCTAAATATTCATAATCATCATTTCCTATTGTAAACCAATGTGGTTCAACAATAGAACCATCTTCATAAACATAACGAGTAGATTGTTCAGCAATATTATTAGGAGAAACACGATTAAGCTCTCTTGAAGTACTAATTTGAGTAACAACTTTAAAACTATAACGCATTATTTCTCTACATACTTCAGTATTATCAAATGTTTCTTCATCTACCATACATATGATAATATCCTCAAATTTATCAGGATGTTCATAAAAATAATGACCATTAGTAGATATATAATAAAATCCATCATATAATATTACATTAACATAAGGACTATTATCAAATCTTTCTATGATATTTTTAGTAGAAGGAACTCTAAAATATATAGTTTGATGTCGAAGCATACTAAGATGATTATTCTTAGTAAGATTACTTACAAGTTCATAATCTCTATCTTTTCTATCAGAAGCATAACAAACACGAGCGCATTTTGCAATATGTTCAATAGCGTTCTCGCCTTGTTTCCAAAGTTCTACTTTAGGTTTTAGTATTTTCATAATTTATTTTTATTAGTAGCAGTTAAACGAATAAAATATATAGTTTCCATACTATTTAAAGATTCAATATCTCTTTCTTTTATATAGCAAGTACACATATTACAAAAACGTTTACTATAATTTTTTATATGTACATTTATAGGTTTAAAACAACATATATCGCAAGAAACTTTAAATCTGCCATCTCTTCCTAAATATACTATATCTTTTAGTTTAGCATAAACTTTAGCAACTTTACCAAAGTTTTCTATATCATAAGTTTCAACTATACGCATACTTTATATTAGATTTAATAAGGTTAACTAAATAATTTATATCATCTCCATCCCATACAAAAGACATATCTGCATCTAAATTAAGAACATTTTCAGAAGAATGATTATATTTCTTACATATACTATTAGTATTTACTATTTTAATAATATGTATATCAGGAGCAATATCTTTTATAGCGTCTATCTCTTCTTGAAATCTTATATCTCCTATTATATTAACCATATCAATTTTATAATTAGTAAGAGTAGAATTAATCCAGATGTTTCTACCAAATAATCTCTTGCATATATTAGTCCCAAAAAGTTGTAAAAGTTCTCTAAGTTTAATACATACAAAAGGATCATTAACTATATCTATATGTTTAATTAGTCCATGATAATATATATAAAACCTATTATTTGCATTATTCAGACGTAAATTATCTACAAAAGTATAAGATTTACTATCTTCATCTGTTTTAGAAATAAATGTACGACTTCTTATGTTATAATAAAGTTCATCTTTACATTCTCTATCATAAAGATAATCAATATTAATATTAAACATAATACTAAGAACTTTTTTTAGATTATCTCCAAAATTAAGTATATTAGATTTAGCCCAATATTTATTATAAGGATTATTAATAATTTCGCCAAGTATATTAATAACAGTTCCTTTACCTGCACCAACTTGTCCGATAATACCAATAATACTTCCTTTTTTAATTGTTATCATATTAATCAACAATTTTATTATTTAATTTTCTACATTTAATAGCAGCATCTCTAAACTTACGAGGTTTAAGACTTCGAGTAAGATAGTTAAAAACTACCATAGGACCATAAGCATTATTATGCTTATCAAGTTTAAAATATCTCTCTATTTCTTCTATTATACGACTTCGCTTTATAACATAAAATTCATTATTTCTAAAAATATCTTTGTTACCAACAACAGGTCTACGAATAACAATATATTTATCTTTTTCTTTTTCAATCATAACGTTACAAATATAATGAATATTATTAAAATCGAAGCGAAAATACTATCTTTTTATTTGGAGACAGCATAGAAATTCGATAGGCTCTGAGAGCTATTCTCAGCTTCATAGTGAGACTTTTATTCTTAGCAATACGATTGTTCATGTTAGTAGTAGATAATGTAATGTGCAAGACGAGAATAAGCGTATGAAGCGGAACACCCCCGTAGGAAAGACGAGCAACTGCTAATCAACTATTAGCTGCTTCATGCTTCCTACGGGGGTGCTACCATTATCTTCATATCAATTAATATACATATAATTACATATAGAAATATCTACTTTAATTAGTCCATTAACTACATGTTCAGTATATACAATTCCTGGCTTATAATTTTTATATAGATCGCTTGATTCAATACATAGAAAATCAGCTACTTCTACTTCTTCTCCATATTCATTAAGTTTATAATGAATATTTCCTGCACAGAACAATAAAAGTCCACTGTCTTTAATAGAATATAATTTAAATTGTTCTACCATAATTAAAAAGCTCCTACCTCAAGTATGATTACTTTCAGTAGGAGCATGCTCAAAACAAACGTCTTAAATTTCTTCGATTCTATATATAACTATATCTTTATCGTCAGAGGCAACTTTAACAAGTTTAATATTTCTTGCAGTTGTAAGACCAAGTTCTCTATCAATAGAACTGATATTAATATTATATCTTCCATAACCATTTCTTGAAATAGGTCTATTAATAGTAAAGCTTTCAGTATTAGTAAAACATATAAAATATTCATAATATTTCTCTACACTATATCGTCTAAAAATATTATAATATTTATAGCTTTCTTTAATGGTTATAATATTAAGAGTTCTTCTTGACGGGTTATATGAATCTTTACGTCTATCAAGCCGATTGCAAGGCACTACATCTAATTCATGTATATTCATCAATTAAATCGTTACTTTAAGTCCAATACCATGAAATGGTACTTCTTTTATACCAGAGCGTTCTCTATATTCTACATGTAGATAAAGTCCAATAAACTTATCTTTATTAGTAAGATAATATTCTTGAGTAGTAAAATCTCCTTTTATCTTACACTCAAATGTTTCATCATTAATATCATTCTTACAAATAAATTTAGGAAGATTTTCTCTACGAGTTCCTTCTGGAATAATATCAAGTATTTTAAATTTACCATCAAGAAGTTTCTTAAACTTCCACATAGCAGCATTACGTTTACCAAATTGATATTCCTTATTAGCATCTCTAAAGATAGCTCCTTCAAAACCTATTTCAATAGCAAGATCTCTAAATAGAATAGCATAATCGTCATTTGCAATAGGTCGAGTAGGAAGAAGAACAAAGTTATTCTTATTATTAAGATGAACTTCTTTAGTAGCATCAGGCAAAATAAATTTACCAAAATTATCAATAAGAAGTTCTATTCGTTTACTTTGAATCATATTCTCTACTGCAATATCATAGCACCAAAATTGAAGAAGTTTATGTTCAGAACAAGTTTTATCTTTGACAAAATGATTAATATCATTAACTTTATATCCAGGAAGATAAAGTTCTCCATCAATAGCTAAATCTCCATCAATCATAGCTTCTAAGAACTCACTACTAATTATATCCATAAGATATACTTCAAGATATTCTAATTTCCATTCTTTACCTTCACGAGAATAGAACTTAAATCTATAAGGCATGAATATATTAGAATTTTCTTTAGTAGCTCTAATAGTACATCTAAGACCATTAATCTTATACTGACCTAAAAAATCAGTATTTTTAAATAATTTATCATATTGGAATACTTTAGCGAGCATACATAATTCTGTACCATCACCAGTAGTATTAACATAAGGTAGATAAGTATTAAGATAATCATATAGATGACTTGCAATAGGAATTTCATCAGGAGCATTATCATGTAATTCACTAATCTTCTTATAACCTTCTTTACGTTTCTGATTTATTCGAGACTTAATTTCATCTACAATATTCTTCATAGTAGGAGCAAACGTTTCTACACGAGTACTATGTCCTACTACACCATATTCTACTCCTATATGTCCTCCAAGAGTAGGATATATTCTCCACTCAATAGGATTACCAGCAGCATTTCTTTTATATAATGTTTCCATATATTATACTTTACCGAATTTAAAACTTAGTTTACTTAACTTCTCAGATTTAGCCTTTTCTTCACGTTGTTTCTTTGTTTCACGTTTAGGCTTACTATTTACAGGATAGTCAGTTTCGATAATAGTTTCATTAGTAAACATATCAACAGTAACTAACTTTTTAGGAGTTCGTTTAGTAGTCTTTTTGCTCTTAGCATATATGATAGGCGGATTAACCTCTTCATAAGCTAAATTAGCTTTATGTATAGTATTATATCTTTGACTATATTCGGTAGCTTTATTAGCATCGAATAAATTATTCTCAATACCATACTCAATACAAAAGCTAAATTCAGCATCTAATCGAGCATAAGGATAACCAATAGTTTGCATTGGACGCATACCATTTTCATAAACACGAGTGCAATCCATATAATGAAATATTTCTTCAATATATTTATGCACTCCTATTTTTTCTAATCTATCAAGAATTATCCTACGATCTATAATATCAAGTTCTACTTTCATTTAAAATAATTGCTATTAACTTTATGAATACAACAAAGTTTAGGTTTACCTATACAACCATGACCATATTCTACTAATTCTATAATAGAAAATGTTTCATGATGACCAATAAAACCATTAACAGATTCACACGTATGTGTATCATATTTATAATTAGTAGGTATAATATAACCTTTATCAGAAAAGGTTATATTAACATTATCTTCAATACAATCTAAATCATTATGATTCTTCATGTCAAGTTCTCCATATACATAAACATTTTCATTGTTAAGTTCAAAATCATACTTACCAAGATGAACACTTACAGTATTACCATTAGCGATAATTTTCTGTTGTTCTTCTGTAATAGCATTCATAACAATGAAATATTCAGAACTAAAACCTTTATACTTACCAAGTATAAAATAAGGTTTATCATTTGGCAACTTAATTTCCATTTTCTTCTATTATTTCTTTAATTATTTCGTCATACGTTTCTTGAATAAATTCATGAATAACTTGTTGAGAATAACTTTCAGTTAACTCAGCAAAGTCTTTAGCACCATAAGATGTGAGTCCGAGCTGTCCATTAGTAATAAAAATATAAGGAATTTTATAAACATCTTTAAGATACTTTGCGCACTCTCTACCTTGTCTATCAAAGTCCATAAAACTAAGTAAAACACCACGTTCAGGATGTAACTTATCAATAAGAAAATCATATTCAATTTGTTTAAGTTTATAACTCTCAGATGGAAGATTAACAATACCTATATTTATTTGTTCATCGGAACACCCCAGTAGAGGAAAGTTAAACAAATGATTGCCTAAGCATAGTCTATCTTTACTGGACTTTGTTAGAACTATAATATCATAATCATAAAGTTCTAAGTTTGGAATACCTTCTAAACAGTTACAATTAGTAATAAATTTCTTTTCAATAGTTCTATTTCTATTAGGAAAATAAAGTTTAATATTATAAATTCCTTTACGATTAACTCCTAATAAATACGCATAACAAGGATCTTCATTATTATAATAATATTTAGGTTGAGGATTTACATTTCTATTGATGTAATATTGGTCAACAGCATATACAAAGTGAGTATTAAGATAATTTAAACTAATCTTCCATTTATCCCAAACTTGTTTATCATGTTTATTCCAAGGTCGAGTAACAAGTTCAATAATAGATTTTTGACTTTTAATGCGTTTAATAGCATTATTCAGAAGTTTCTCGTGATTTTCATCTATTTCCTTACCATTAATAATGTTTCTAAATGTATAAGCAATATGCTTTAAACATAGATAAAAATCATTTCTATTACTAACATTAACAGGTCTACCATAAGTTATAGTAAGAACGTATGCTACTAAATCATATACATCTCCCCAAAAGATTCCTCCAAAATCTCTAATTTTAAGCTTACCTTTATTATTATATTGGATACCGCAACTTGGATTAGGATCATCATCTCTAAAAGGAGATTCTATAAGTTCATTAAGCCTAATACATTGAAGTACAGTTTCTAAATCTATTCCTAAATATTTAGATACAATAAGTTCAGGAGATATTTTAGATTCTATATATTCTTTAGTTAGACTTGCTGTATTAGGATTTCTTCGCATAGTTAGTAAAAAATAAAAGGGATAACATCAAATGACATTATCCCTTTCTTCGTTTGAGTACCTATTTTAATATATTAGAAAGGAAGGTCACTTCCAGCACTTTTTGCCGCATTAGCAGCATCAAAAGCAGGATTAAATCCTCCCATTCCCATATCTTCGCTTCCTCCCATCATTGGCATACCAGGAGCACCTCCCATCATAGGAGCACCCGGAAGACCAGGAGCAGCAAAGTTAGGAGCTTTTGCTTTAGAAACTTCTTTAGGAGTAATACTTTCTTTAGAAGTATCAAGCTTAATATTAGGCTCAACTCCTTGTTTATATTCTTCAAACACACCTTCACCAACAAACGAAGGAATAGCTAATTCTCCATTATTGATATTATACCATTCAAGAGCTTTAGTAGACTTATTCTTACGTTTCTGACAACGAATCATCTTAGTCCAATAAACTTTAGGCTTACCATCAGCTTTAAGGAAAGCAGGTTTGCCATCAGCAGCAGTATTACAAATCTTAACGAAGTTTTCAAATACTACTCTCCAACCTTGAATAACTTCAGAAACAGGAATTTCTTTATAAGTACAGTTACCAAGTTCATCTTCTTCATAATCTTCAAAAGGAAGAGTAAGCATATCTTCCATTTCCTCAGTCATTGGTTTACCTTTAAGAACCAATACTTCGAGAACATGCTTCATGAAGCTAAAAATACTTGTAACTTTCCATTCGTCAACACCTCCAGGAATAGTAGCAGGAGTAGATTCAGGAAGTAAGAAAGAATGATTATACCAACGCTTGCTATTATCATCATTTTCTTTAGCAGAAACAACTGTAATAGAAAGACGAGGTACAGCTTCTCCATTATAAGATGGAAGACCTTGTGTTTCTTGACCTATTGTAGCCCATCCAACTTCAATAGAACGGAAGTTAGTAAGGAATAGACCATTAGCTACACAATCACGTTCGTGGAACTTTAAACGACTAACCGAACGAGTTTCATTGGTAATACCTCTTTTACGCTTTTTAGGAGCAGCAGAAGCATTAGCTTGTTGAGTAGCTTCGTTAGTAACATTCAGATCTTTTTCTTTACCTTCATTTTCGACATTTGTTGCAACTTGTGTCATAACTAATTAGTTTTTAAATTTTTTAAAATGAATTATTAGAGACAAATAAAGGCAGGGATAATCATTTAGATCTTCCCTACCTTTATAACTTTCACTTAATGAATGAACTTTTATTATTCAGCTTTCTTAGCTTTATTGC